AAATGTATAACTTTTTTGGATATAAAGATTTAAATCGTAAAGAAATTGTAGATAAAATTAATGATTGTGATGGATTATTGAAATATTATAAAAGCATGGATTGTAGAGATAAAAAGATGGTAAAACCGACATTATTGAGTTCAACAAAATATGCGAGTATATTTGGTAATAAATTTCCAGTAATCACTAAATTTCAAGAATTAGGTTGTCAAAATAAACAAGCATTTAATAATGTTTTAGATAAAGCATGTAAAGTGGTGGATAAATATCCTCATGGTGAATGTTGGTTAGCACCAAATGATAAAACTAAAAATGCTATATTTACTAATATTGGTGATGTTAATGTATATGTTACACCAGATAAGAAGAATGGAAAACAAATGACTAAAGAACAATTACAAATTTCCCGAATTAATGGCGATATTGAATTAACTAGTGATAAAATTAGAGCATTAGAAAATGAACAAGAATATAATAAATTATATAAAAAAGCTATTAAAGAGGGGAAGAGTTTTGATGAAGTATATAAAGAATATACGGATGATAATAGAAATAAAGAAGATAAAACTAATATGAGAGAAATTAGTGATATAATTTATAAACTTCAAGGTGAAAAATCACAAACATATAATGTTAATAAAGTTTTAAGAGATTTAAGAAGAGAGAAAAGGGATAAATTACGTGATGTTAATGGTGGTATACAAAATAATGACAACACTCTACGATACATTGATGATAGAATATCCTTTTTATCAAATAAGATTGATACAAATAATAAAGAGTATAATAAGAAATCTGAATATATTAATTATATAAAAATTGGAATATTAGTAGTAATATCTCTTGGTATAATTGGTATTGGTTATAAAGCTAGAAATAAATTACCTCAAATAAAGAAGGCAATTAATAATACAATTAATAATACATTTAACACTGTTAGAAATACCCCTAGTAAGATTAATAATTCTTCTAATGTGAGTAAATCATTACCATTATCATTTAATAGTATTAGTAAAATGATTAATCAAAACTTTAATATTTAAATTATTTTTATAAAAAATAAAAATAATAAAACTAGTTAACTAGTTTTATTATTTTTATTTTTTATAAAATTAAAATAATGATTTTATGAATAAAGGTATATATAAACCTAATAGACAACCTATAAATATACCTAATGTATTTGCCCATAATGGGACTTGTTCTTCTTCGTAATCAAAATATAATTTAGAAATTGTTGCAAGAAATGTTCCAATAATAGCACCAATAGCATCACTATATGTGTTACCTAATCCAGCTTTAACTAAATGATTTTCTGGCATTAGATGTTCTAATGAATCAATTCCTACAAATAAGAAGAAATTATCAATAAATCCGAAAATAACACCAAATACCATACCAGATAAAATTACACGTGGTGGAGGTAATTGTTTTTCACCATTTATAAATTGGATAAATGGGAGATTTTTAGGGACATTTTCTTCATTCTTCGTTTCTTCTTGATATTTTTTATTTTCTAGATAATATGCAAATACTCCAAATATAATAATTAATACAATTGAAAGTATTACTAATCTAAGTGCTTTTTTATTATTTCCATTCATACTTATATTTATTTTATTATTAGATTAATGTATGATTAATGTTTAATTTATTATTAATGTATGATTAATGTATGAATTAATATATAATTAAAACATATTTTAATTAATTAACAATTTCATATTCATTATCACTGATATCAGTTTCTGACAATGAATTATAATTATTATCGTGACTATTATTAGTATTAATATTATTAAAACGATTTCTAAGTTCATTTAACATATTGCTCTTATATTCTATTGAATCACGATAAGGTGTATCAGAGTTAAAATTATTTATTGAATTTTGTATATGCATAGTTTTATTATATTTTTTAATATAATCCAGTAAATTAATATTATATCTGAAACTATAATAAAAATGGGTTAAACAATAACCATAAAATGCTGTTGATAAAATACCTAAAGAAAACATAATTTATATTTTATAATATTTTTATACTAATTTGTTTATACTAATTTGTTTATTATATATTTATGTTTATAAAATAATAATATAATTTATACTTATATAATATATATTTGAATATGTCTGATAAAAAAAATTGTTCATTATCTTTTAAAAAAGATAATTCTGGGTCTTGTAATACTATTGTTAATGGTAAATTAAGAGTAAAAAAAACTGCAAGAATTGAAGATACATTAGCGGTTGAAAATAATTTACAAGTTTATAATGATGTTAATATTGGTGGTGATATAAATGCTAAAAATTTAAATGTTGAATGTATTGAAACAAAAGGATTAACTGCTGACACTGCTTGTATTAATGATTTAAAGATTGAAAATTTAAATTCTAAATCAAACATATCTGGCGATAATTTTATTTTAATTAAACCATCAAAATCTACAAATCGTGAATGGATGAGATTTAGAAGTGGTGGTCCTACATTTACAGAAAGTGGTATAGTCTTATCCTCTTTTGATACTTCTAATTATTTTATTTATACTGGTGGTTCTGGTAGTGGTCAAACTGGCGTATCTGGTGCAACATGTGATTATCCATTAAATATTAATTATGGTCCAACTTATAATTTTACAACATCTAATCCTATTTTAACATTATGTCCCGATGGTGAATTATACGTTAATAAATCTATTACAACTTCTAGTATAGTTGCTACTGAATGTGTAGAAACAAAAGGAATAACAGCTGATTTTATTAATGTTGAAAATATAACAGTTAATGATACTGTGTTTTTTAACTCTATGACTGGTAATTCAATTAACGTTGATACAATTGTTGCTAATGAAATAACTGGTTATACATTTACAGCTGTAGTTTGTGTAACTAGTATAAATATTAGTGTTACTGGGACAATTGAAGCAGATGGTATTATTGTTGATACTGTAGATACAAAAAGTTTAACAGCTGATACAATTGGTGCTACTTCTATTATTACTTCTAGTTTAGTTGCTACCGAATGTGTAGAAACAAAAGGATTAACAGCTGATACTATTGGTGCTACTTCTATTACTACTTCTAGTTTAGTTGCTACCGAATGTGTAGAAACAAAAGGATTAACAGCTGATACTATTGGTGCTACAACTATTAATACAGTTGATTTGAATGTTTCAGGAACAGCAATATTTGGTGGTGGTAGTATTAAAATAGATGGTGATAATCATACAATTAGTACAACAATTGATGAAGATTTAAATTTTATAACTGGTGGGACAAGTTCTAATATTGTTATACGTGCAAATGATAATTCTCAAGAAAATGGTATTGCATTTAGAAAAGCTGGAAATAACAATTTTCAAGCTAGAATTTATAGAAGTTCTGGTGCACTTGGCAATTTAGTATTTTCAGTTGGTGATTCAAGTCATGCTAGTGGATTAACTGATGCATTAATTATTGATAATAAAACATGTGAAGTAAAAGTTATAGATGATTTAACTATTTCTGGAACAACAATATCTGATACTATTGGTGCTACAACTATTAATACAGTTGATTTGAATGTTTCAGGAACAGCAATATTTGGCGGTGGTAGTATTAAAATAGACGGTGATACTCATACAATTAGTACAACAATTGATGAAGATTTAAATTTTATAACTGGTGGGACAGGTTCAGAATTTGTAATGAATTTAGATGGTGATAATTTAAATTTAGTTATTAATTCAGGAGATTCTTCTTATAAAAATGGTATTGCATTTAAAAAGTCAAATAATAATAAATATAATGCTAGAATATATAAAAATTCTGGTGCAAATGGTGATTTAGTATTTTCTACTGGTAATGATCTACTTGTTAGTAATTTAACAGATGCTATGACTATTGAATCTGTTGGTCAAAAAGTAATTACCCATGCTGATTTAGAAGTTAAAAATGATTTAAAAGTCTTAAATGATTTAACGGTAACTGGTACATTAAACGCTGGTTCAATTGGTTTTACTAGTATATCATTAACAAATATAACAGCTGATACTATTGGTGCTACAACTATTAATACAGTTGATTTGAATGTTTCTGGTTCATTAACAACCAATTCATTATATAGTAATTTTTCTAAAATTGAATCATGTCTTGCAATTAATACATCTATTACTTTACCAAAAGAAATAACAATTAATAGTACTAACCAATTTATAGAATTAGATTTACCATTTTCTGAAATCACTACTAATATAAGTAATGATTTTATAACGATTGTAACGGGAAATAATATACCTAGGATTAGATATGTTGGATCTCAACAAAAATATTTTAAAATTAGTTATAATATATCTATAGCAAGAAAAAGCTCAAATAATGTTCAATATGAAACTGCTATTTATATAGATAGTTCTACTGACACATTTGGTCGTTTTCTAGGTAATCATCCAACTGGATCATCTATTACGTATTCTGGTGAATTATATAAAATATTAAATTCACAGAATGAAATTGCTATCAGAATAAAAGCATACTTATTTAGTAATAATGCATATATATATTCTTATTCATTAAATATAATTGAAATGCCATGGAATCCAAATTAATCATTTTAATATTTATATTTAAAAAATAAAAAATAAAATTCCACATTGTGGAATTTTATTTTTTATTTTTTTAAATTATTATTATATTGTTCCTGCTGTATTACTATTACTTATAAAATTACCAAATAAGTGTTGGTGTTGCTGTTGTTGTTCTTGATTTTGTTGATTACTATGTTTATTTGCCATTGAATAGTCATCATTTTGTTGGTAATTATCATTATCATTGTCATATTCATTTTCATTATTTCTGGCTCTATCTTCATTCAATTTATCCAATAGAAACATATAACCATATATCTTACCACGTTTAACAACATTTTTACCATATTTCTTCTTCAAATAATCTATAAATTCCGCTTTAGATACTGATTTCTTTCCACTATAATACTCCTCATACCATGTCTCAAATTCAGTATATAAATCTTCAATTCTAACACCAAGATTTCGTTTATTTTTCTTTTTCTTCTTTTCTTCTTCTTCAAATTCTGGTGTTATTTTACAGACATATTCATCAATAAAATTACTATATGAATCACATGAGCGTCTATATTCTTCTGTTGTTTTGATTAAACATTCTGGTAAATCTAAACCCTCTTTTTTATACTCACGATAATATTCTATCATAAGCCATAAAAATGCTTCCCGCCAGCTATCTATTTTTTGTGATAGACTTCTATCTATAGGAAACTCATTTGGATATCTAGGATTAGGTTTATCTACAAACTTACTATTACACTCAATTGAAACCATTCTTCTCCAAGTCCCTTGGTCATGTGGTGGGACTTTCGGTATTTCATTACATAAAAGCCATAATTTGAATTGCGGTTTAAACTCAATATACTCTTTATACAATGCTCTGGCTTTAATAACATCACCCCCAGTCAATTCTTTGAATATACCAACATCAATGTGCTCACGATCACTCGGTTCACTCATATATCCAAATCGTTTACCTTTTGCTTCTGCTAATTCTGGAGATGCTTCACCAGATTTCTTTCTTTTTCTAGTAATAAGTGTAACTGGGAAATTAATAGCATATTCACCCATTGTTTTGATAATTAATTCTAACAACTTTGATTTACCATTACCACCACTACCTAATAATGTATGAAAACGCTCATCTTTAGTTGATCCGCCAAGAAAACTACCAATATTTTTCATAATGTAATGTCGTTTATTTGGATTAGGAAAAACTTGAGCAATAAATGTATTAATTTTATGAACTTCGGGAGATAAAACATTATTTTCAGCATGTGGATGATATTCTATTTTAGTTGATAATGAAATATAATCCTCTGGACGACCATCTCTAAACTCATCTCTTTCTAAATCATAAACACCATTTTCTACACCTAATAAGTTTATATTTGTATCCAACTTTTCATAAAACTTTTTATCATGAAATAATATTCGACATTCACTCATAATATTTGATTTATTACTTGCCATCTTCAGTTTTTTTGTAATTGATAATAATACTTCCGTTTTTTTCTGAAATTTATTTGATGTTTCTTCGTCATCTTCGCTTTCTTCTGATTCAGCAATGGATTGTTGATTATACCAAGCTATCATTCGCGTATATTCTTCAACTACATACGTTGATATTTTGGCTCTAAGAATACGACCATGATCATCTCTCTCCCAACGTTGTCCAGTAAAGACATACCAAGTGTGATTTTTACCACCAACATATTTATGTGTATCTTGATATAACTGATAAATAACATTCGCTACATCCCAATCTGTTCTTGATAAACTTTTTTCAATATATGGTATGATGTTTGAGCGATTAATCATTTTATACTCTTCTGGATTATCTATTGATGCCCAGTATTTTAAACTACCTAATGAAAAACCATCATCGCGGAATGTTCTCCATCTCTTAGCACATCCATCTGATGAATAAGTCTGTCCTTGCTTACTGAAATTATCCCAAATTGCTAAAAGTTCTTCATTATTTGGGTCAATGTTATGAAGACACCAACCAAGTTCAATCCATTTTTTATATTGCTCTGCTCTGTCTTTTGATAATATATTTACTATTTTTCTTACATATTCTGTATCATAGAATTGTATTTTGTGTTTTGTTTGTCGTTTCTTTTCTAAGTGAAATTTACTATTATTAATCTTAACTAAACGCTCACTTGATTTGATGTCATCATTAAGCTCTGTTGGATCAATTGTTTTCTTTCTTCTAATTGAAAGCATTCGTGGTAATCTTTCTTGATTATAATCATTAATGTTTAGATAATTCATAGTATTATCATATACTGTTGTTAGTCTATATGGACCTGTGCCTGGTTTAACACTACCATACATCATCCAACCATTTGAATCAATTACTGATTTATCTATTATATCATAAATTGGATTAATAGAACCAATCTCTTTGAAAATCTGCTTAACCTCTTCATTCTTCATTAAATTTTCTCTAATTAATAATTGCTCAACTGGATATGAAATAATATATGGAAACATAATATGAATACCATCCTTGATGATTACACTATCCTTTAATTTCTTAGTATATGGCTGTTTACGCTCAAAAATAAATGCTGTTAAATCTTCTTCGCTTCTTAAATTGAATACTGATTTAACTTCTTTCATATAAATATCAATAAATTTATGAATATGCTGTTTTGTATATCGTCTATCTATTTTGCCTTCATAATTGAATCTTAAATCAATATCACAAACAATCGGGCCAATTTCTGTATGTCTCTCAATTAGAGATACACTATTACCTTTTCTAATTTCTTTAATATAAAGTTTATAAAATATATTAGATTCATTGTGTGGAATACTATAAGAACCTTGGTATCCAGAACCCATACCAGTATGTGTTAAATCAACTGGATTTTTATTGTCATTATTGAGTGATGGGTGTTTATAATAATATTTCTTTAATCCAATTTTAGTTTCTGCCTTGACACGCCTAGCATTCAAATATTCATTTAAAGTTTTAAATATAATCATTTTATTTTCATTTAGATTATCAGTATCAGTAATACTACTATTTAGGTCAAGAGGAGGAGGATTCATTTTATAATATATGCGACTTATAAATATGAATAGCTTGGAAGAGACAGACTTACATTCATAGATATTAATATATAATATAATTATTTTTATAATTATATTTTATCATTTTCATTTTTATGATATCATATTTTTAATTCATCTATGGTATAAATAAAATATTTATCTTAAATATAGAAGTAGATCTCAAGATAGATAAATAAATATAAATTAAATCTCATTCCTTAAGATGAATATAAATGATAATTCTAAATTAACAAAAAACTTTAATCACGGCAAATATCTTATGGCTTATTACCCACAATACAATGGTGCTAAAACTGTTTATGCTGTAAGTAAGAATGACTTACCAAATCATACAAAAACTGTGTATCAAGTTTATACTCTCATTGAGAAAAGTAATGGTAGTCCAGCTGTTGGTATTGAAGATGAATTCACTGTCATTAAAAATAAGAACAATAAAAATAATAACTCTATGTATTCTTCTGAAATTATGCGTGAAAAAACAATTAAAACATTATCTAACAAAGATGAAAAAGAGTTTAGACAAACTATCAATAAATTGAAAAAAACTAAGAACACTAAAAAGAAAACTGCTACTAAAAAGAAAACTGCTACTAAAAAGAAAACTACTACTAAAAAGAAAACTACTACTAAAACACGTGGTCGTCGCCCTAGAAATAGTAAAAAGGGTGGTTATGTATCTAACTGTGGTGACCCAGCTCTTGCTAAATATGATTGTTTAAAACCACAATGGCAAACAAATTGTATTTAATTTAATTTATTAAGATTAAATGTTTTATAATAATATAAAAATATTATAAAACATTTAATCTTAATATGACACCATTACATAGGAAAAAATTACAACAAAAGAAAAAACAACAACTTAGAAGAAAGAGATTACTCCAACAACAACAGCGGAAAAAAAGATTACAGCAACAAAAACAGAAACAAAAAAAGAGACAGCAACAAACACAGAAACAAAAAAATGTTATTAATAAAAAGAAAAATCCTAAAAAACAAAAAAATACTAAACAAAATAGTAAAAAAAATGCTAATGTTAATGCTAGACAAAATGCTAATAATAAACAAAAATTAGGTAATACACATTACTATGATGGTAAATTCAAAGAACAATATAAAATATATAGAGATTATGATGAAAAAAATTGTGTAACATTTGATTATATATTTTTACTCTTCAATTATAATATTGTATTAGATGAAATAACAGAATTTATACAAAATTATAAATCAGTAAATCAAAGTATTATATCAATGAAAAAAAATGCTATGAAAACAATTAATCTCTTTAAAACTCAAGATAAACAGAATTATGACCCTAAAAATGATATTCACATTAATGATATATTGCCTCGTGTATGGAGATTTATAAAGAATGAGAAAGATGGTTTATTAAAATTAATATTTTTGGAACAAATTGCAGATATTTCAGAAAAAGGTGCTTGCTCACAAGGCAGAACAACAAGATTATATCAAATATATGCTCTGTATATGGATAATTTAATGTTGTAGATGTAAGTGTAATTTATTATAATTATTATTTTCATAATCTGATATAACATAATTGATATATGACATTAATGTATCATAATTATCAGGTATACCAGTATTGGTTATATTTTTTAATTTCCGAATACCATCAATTATTATATCATTTAAACAATTTTTACAAAATTCTGAATGAAATATAGCATTTTCTGCTGTAAATAAATCTTTTAATACAGAAATTATTACAGATGATTTATATTCATCAGTATTATTCGATGAATTTTCTATATTTTGTTTTATTTCTGTAATATCATTATATGATACAATTACATCAGATTGATATTTTTGTTCTTCATTTGGTATATTCATTTTAATATATTAAATATGATTATTGCTTTTTTCAATATATTTTGTAATATCAGTATATATTAGTATTTATCTATATAATTTATAAAAATTTCACTTTATTAATAATATCAATTATTAGCATACGCAAATAATAATATTGACATTGTTAATAAAGATAATGTAATTTGAACAGTATATTGATATTTTTTAGTGTATAATTTACATACTAAAAACACTATACTGAAAATTAAGAACAAATATAATTTTGCACCTAATTTGTATAGAATATCATCTTCGTATAAAATTATACAAAATGTGGTAGGTATACATAACGCACCTAAAATTAATGCTAAGAGAAACATGGCATCAATTACCATATAAACAATATCAAAAAACGATAACAATAACATTTGTATTTATTTTAAAATTAAAAATAATATTTTCTAACTTCCACTATGTGGAAGTTAGAAAATATTATTTTTAATTTTAATCATTTTTATAAGAATAATTATAAACCAGTAGTTGGGGTCATCCAATTTTCTAATTGTAATGAATTTTTATTGTTTACGGATGCGGATTGTATTGGACTAATTGTTGCTTTTCTAGCACAACCTAATCCATTTGATCCTTGATTTAAACCGCTTATTAAACGAAATGTGTTTGGTAGTCCGTAATCACCTGGTCTAGAACCTGGTTTAAATACAGAACCAGATGGATCTACATTTGTTACACATCTTGCTTGACTATCATTCTCATAATATCCTCTAAAACAGTAATAGTCTTCTGGGCACTGATTATTTGATGATTTAATATCACATTTATCACCAGGATTTGAGAATGTTTCAGTAGTCGCATTAGTCGCAGTAGCACTATTTCTAAGTGTATCTTCCATACTAATACCAAGTGTATCTAATTGGTCTTTATCTAAACCAGCACCTGGCATATATTTACCTGTGCTACGTACACCCATATCTCTTGAACTTTCCCAATCAATCATAAAATGAGGTTTATTTTTATCATATGGTATTTTTGCTGGCTTTTCTAGTTTTTGCATTGGTGCAGTACCATCATAATAGTAGTCTCCAGAATTATTTGGAATTTTATTACCATATTTAACCGCTCCTAAATGTGTTCTAGCATATCGCTGGACATCCATTTTTATATCAGTATCGTCACCTGGTTGTAAATCTGATGGACAATCACAATTTTCATTAATAAACTCATCTTCTTTGATTTTTTGTCTTGATTCTTTAATTTGTTCCTTTGTTAAAGGTGGATATGGTGATTCAAATTTAGGTTTCTTTAAACCATAATAGTTATATAAATATGTTACATACAAATAATATAAAACAAGTAATGCTATTGTAATACCAATTAATTTTGCAGTTGATATATTTGCTCTACCAGAAAACATATAAATATTTGCTAAAATAAGTGCTAAAACACCAGTTGCTAGTAATTTAGCAGTATTATATTTCTTACGTTGCATAGCAATGTTATTTAATTGAATTAATCGGTCTTTAGTTGATATTTCAGCACCAATATTATCTAATGTTCTTAAATTATTGGTTAATTGTTGATTACTACCATCAATTACACTTTGTGACTGACCTATAATCATTTCTGATTTATCTAATAATTTATTTTTATATGAATTCTCTTTTGTTCTATCAGATATATTTTTGTCTAATGTTTGTGCTACAAGTGCTAATTTATTATTTATAGTTGATTGATTATTTGTTTTATTGTCATAACCAGTTTGATTTACTAAATCTCCATATATTTTTTTATTATTTAATTGTGAACTTTCTGATAATAATTTATTATACTCGTCTTTTACATTTTTTGGGATAGAATCTGATGTTGCTGTTGCTGTTGATGTTGATTCTGTAGGATTAGATGATTTTTTTTTATTTTTATTTTTTGATTTCTTAAATGGGTCTGTATATGCTTTAGCAACACTTTTCGCTGCTTTACCAATCTTTTTAAATAAATTAAAATTTTCATGTCTAACTGGATTAGCAAAACTTTTAGCTAAAGGTAAAACATTATTTGTTTCAACATGATAATCTTGTTTAATTGTTTTTAAAGGAGCATATTCAGCCATAATGTGTTTTATCTATATTGTTTGTATAATATAAAATATATAACTTAATATATTGACTATATAATCTGTATATATTTTATATTAATAAAAAATTATATTGGAAAAATAATTTGGAAAATTAATTTAATTGCTTTTCATAGTTAACGAAATATTTACATGGTATTGATGTTTTCACAATATCTGGTGTTTTAGTACCATTTGATAATTGACATGTATATGTTGTTGGTTGAGTATCTTCACTCAATCCTTTATATGCTGGTCTTGGTCTATCTCTTAATTTTAATTTGTATTCATAACCACTATCAACTGCTTGATATTCTGGTGTTAAAGCATTTGGTCGTGGGTTTGATAAAATACCTGTTGTATCTCCATATAACCAGTTATTTAATGTTGAATCAACACGCAATGCTTTATTATCATCGTCTGTTAATCCACTATCACCGCCATTATCATCTGGAAATGGTCCATCATCTGGTTGTGGTTGTGGTTGTGTTCTATCTTTACATCCAAATGTAGAACATGAGTAAGTATCACAACCACGATCATGTACTGGTTTTGGTCTAGTACAACTAATGTCATCACTGTTACCATTATCGGTTGATGTATCATCTTTTTTAATTACATAAGGATTCCATCTTGGTTTACTATAAATAGTTACCCAGAGAATATGAAAGATATATACTCCAATAATTAGTAAATAAATAATTACTAATGTTCTTGAGTTAAGTAGCATTAGTTTTCCTAACATTGCTGTTACACCTAATAATAAAATTGTGATAATAGTAGACATTAATATTTCACTCATTTGTTTCTTTTTGTGATATGCTTTGTTATTAACTGCAATAATTCTTGATTTATTCATAATATCACCTTGAATACGATTGAGTGTATCATAATTACTATTAAAATTGTTATCATAATACTTATTCATATTATCACCGAGTGATTTTTGTTTAGAATATAGAGTATTATGTTCATTATATGCTCTTTCTAATTCCTTGATGCCATTTGTAATATTATCTGGTATAATTTGCTGTGGTTGTGATTTGTCAACATTGTTTGAATCAGTAATTGAATTTAATTGTTTAATATTCTTTTCATTTTGTTGGATATCATCCATAACTTTCATTTGAGTAGTATCACTTGAAACTGATGTCATAATTATTATACTATATTTGAATAATTAAATATTTAACTTGAATACTTAAATACACCAATTTATATAATTTATCTATATATAATAGTTATATTAAATATTACAATTCTTAAAAATTATTAATTATTAAAATAACATTATTGTCATGTCATGTCATTTTAAAAATTAATAATTTTTAAGAATTAATTAATTATTTTTTGTTTCTTATATAGAGTAATGCTGAAACAGTTAAACCTCCTAAAATTACAGCAACCATTGTGTTTATTACTTTAGTTTTATAGATATTTTTCTCTTGACTTAATTGTAACATACGATTACGTGTTTCAACAACATTAAGTTTATTTAATATTTCTCTTTTTTGTTGTAAGTTTCTAATTTTCTTTTCAGAAATTTGTTTATCAGTTTGATCAATTTGAGTCATATTACTATTAATACTGTCTTGAAGTGCTGTTAATTGTTGTTCTAATGCTGTTTTCTCATTTTTTAAATCATCAATTAATTCAGATGAATCTTTAGTATCATTTGACGCATCATTTGAGGTATTATCTGATGTTGCTGTTGCTGTTGCTGTTGATGTTGATGTTGATTCTGTAGGATTAGATGATTTTTTTTTATTTTTATTTTTTGATTTCTTACCAGTTAATGGGTCAGTTACTGTTTTACCAACACTTTTCGCTGCTTTACCAATCTTTTTAAATAAATTAAAATTTTCATGTCTTACTGGGTTAGCAAAACTTTCTGTTAAAGGTAAAACTTTATTTGTTTCAACATGATAATCTTGTTTAATTGTTTTTACTAATTTTGATACAGGATCTTCATTTAATTTACCTGGATATGGTGCAAAATCTTCTCTTTCCATAATTAATTATATTATTTTAAATGTATTTGTAAATATAATTGTATCTTAACTATATAATATGATATATATTATTAATATATATTTATTTTTGTAGATAAAAAGTTTTTAGTTTTATAGTTTTGTAGTTTTGTAGTTTTGTATAAAATTACTTTTTCATAAATGAAATATAAAATAATGTTGCTAATGAACCAACTATAAATCCATTACAAGTCATATCTGCCACTTTTGAACCACCTTTCATTTGTAATGTTGTTAATCCATCATCTTCATTTTTAAAACTTTCAATTGTTTGTGCTGTTGGACTATCTAAAACATTATCATATGGATCTTTAAATTGAGGTTGACCAGTCTGTTTATTTCTCATATCTAATGTTGGATATGTCTTATATAATGCATCTTTTTGTAATTCTCTTGATGGTTCTGGATAAAATGGACTTTTGAGTTGAACTGTTGGTGCTCTTCTATTAATTTCTGGTGCTATAATTTGTTTTTTAGGTCTTCCGTGAATATTATTCCAATCATATGACCTACTGAATTCATTTCCTCTAACCAAATCATCACGACCTACATCATTTGTTACAACACCTTGGATATTTTGTTCTGGAGAAAACATATAATTATTTTTACGACCAGTTTTATATGGATTAATCGGTATTCTAGGTGAATTTGTTGTTTCTATTGGATATGAAATATTCTGAGTTCTTGGTGGTGGTGGCATTGTATTCATTCTATCTTTACACATCATATCATTATTTGGATTAGAATCAGTGTCCATACCACTGAATGAAGCACTATTACCATTTACACTTAAACCATCAAATGCCATTGGTACATCTGATGCATCTACATCAGAATATGAAACAGATGGAATATCAATATTATTACTTATTACACTATCATTGCCTATTGATGATAATCCTAATTTTGATGAAAAAAGAGACATTATCTATTATATGACTCTCAATCTTAACTCTATATAATATTAATAATATAAAAAATATAAAAATATAAAATTGCCCTTTGTGGCAATTTTATATTTTTATATTTTTTATATTATATTTTTATATTATATTTTTATATTAACTTACTTTGTTCATTATATGACCCTATATAAATAGGATTTTTAGCAACAACACTTTTATAATCATACACTTTACGCGATTGTATATCTATTGCTACTTTCTTCTTTTGTTTAAACTTTTTCATTGTCTTCATTGGTATTGGAGATACTTTATTAACATCAGAAGCATAATAATATTTCTTAGTTAATTTATCACCATAAATAACTTCATCGGTTGTTGTTATAACACCTGGTTGATAAACTTTCTTTATTGTTTCTGTTTGTATTTCTTGTCCAAATAAAGCATTTGCTCTAATATTTGGTAAATATCCCATACTATCTTCATCTGCTTCTATATCTTTGATGGATTTATTATCAGTTTTTGATTTGACACCATATGAGAAACATTGAAATGGTAATTGATTATTTTTAGCATTTAGTGTGCAATCAACTGCTGATGCTTTCATCATATCTTCTACTTCATCTGTTAATTTCTTTTTTATTTTAGCAATTTCATAAATTCGCTGGTCTGTTGTAATTCTTTCACGTTTTAAATTCATTATTGCTAATTTCTTCTGTGCTGGTGTAAATACTGAGAAAAATCTATAAACATTTACTGTTCTATCCTTGACTGGTAAATCTTGGTGAGAATTCTTTCTTACTGCTCGCCCAATAACTTGTTGGACACGAACTTCATTCCAATATGGTTCAAGAATATAGACTTCTCTTATGTTTTTAAGATCTAAACCTTCTGCTCCAGATGCTGTAATCAATAATGCTTTCATTAATTTCCCTTCACGATTATCATAACTACGAAATACTTCTAATGTCTTTTGACGCTCTTTTTGGTCTTCTTCACCTGAATATATACCATATGTTTGTAATTCAGTCGTGGTGGTAGTAGTGGTGGAATCCGATTTAGTATTATAATTTCTATACCCATTCTCATTTAAAATACGAGAAAAGATTTCAATACCCTCACGACTTCTAAATTGTGAGTATATTAATACTAAACCTGGTGATTTATTCAGCATTTCTAGCATCTTCTCCATTTTTGGTGAATATTTACCTAATCCATTACTACCTGGTTTTAAATATGTATCTGCTTTAAGTGATAATTGCTTTAGTGCTTCTTCTGTTATTTTCTTCTTTTCTATAAACATTTTCTTTTCATCTTTGTTTAAACTTTCTCCATTTTCAGTTTTTGTATTAAGATTAACATCTTTCTTAACATCTAATTGAGGGCGAACAACAATATTATCTGGAAATACAAAATTACATATTTGACGAGTGTAAATACTAAAACTGGATTTAGTCTCCATTCGCATTAATGGGTCTTTAATTTTTCTTGACATCATACTCTCCATCATTTTTTCTTTCTTTCTGGCATTTTCATATTGTTTAAATTGATAATCACTCATTTCTACTTCTATTGGGGGATTTATAATCTCTTTTGGAAATGTTTCATCAATAACATTCTTTACATAGGATATTAAACCAGTCACTCGACGTTTAAACATATTCTGATTAGTTAATTTAAAATCACCACGTTTTTTACCTTCTTTAATGAAATATTGATTAAATTGCTCTTCGCCGCGTGTTTTACCATCTGGGAACAGAGTGTATTCATTGACTTCATTTCTGAATAGTTTCATAGTAATACCATTATCTTTGGCGATTGATGTTATTTTTTTAAGTGTTGGGTCAAATTCTGGATGCCACGACGGATATCTGATTTTAATTTGCATTGAGTCACCTATTCTATTGATATTTAAATACTCAATTACATCTGTCATATTTGCGAGGACACTTTCCAAATTAGTTAAATCTTGTGAATGTGTATCAGTTTTGTATCTTCTTGGGATAACAAAATTAAGGACTTCAATTGGTCCACGAAGAAGATTCATCATAATACCTACTTCATACATTTTGTTAATAATAGGTGTCCCAGATAAGAAAACATATTTGACATTTTTAGCATTAAATAGTAATTCGTATAATTCTGCACCAGTTTTAGAGGTTGGATTAATCATTCTTGACACTAAATTATGGACTTCATCGACGATGACCACTTTATTATCCAATGAACCAAGTCTCTTAATCTGCTGAATAACATTTGAGGAGTTATATGATACAAATGAGTATTTTGATTCAATTAATTCATTACCGCGATTTGCATTTCTGTATAATGGGTCAGCACACTTTTTAAGACCATCAACAATGAAGTTATTTTTGAGTGATGCTGGAAGCATTACGACAATATCCATTTCTGATTTAAGACGCTCTGCTATTGCGATTGCTGAACACGTTTTACCAGAACCGAGGCCGTGATATAATAATAGACCACGATATGGACTATTATATTGTAGGTAATCTCTGATGAATTTTTGATAAGAATAGAGCTCAATTTCACCACTAACTGCTTTTGATGATTTTTTATTGTCAGTCATTTGATACATTATGAATGTTTCATTAATCCAACTGGGGAATAAACGCTTATCTAATGGCATCCAATTCTCTGGTGGGATTACTAAACCTAAATCAACATCCTTTTTATTTATTTTATTTATTTTTTCTGATGTATTATTTGCTTTTACATTATTATTGTTGCTATTAGTATTTGTGTTATTGTTTCTATTTGTATTATTTGTGTTATTATTATTTTCTTTTACATTATTATTTGTATTACTATTAACTGTAGCTTTTTTTATAACTTTAATTCTTACACGTTTTCTTTTATTATTTTTGTTTTCAGAAATATTTATTGGTTCAATATTAACTGTTTTAGATTTACGACCAATCTTTGATTTATTAGAATTATTATTAGAATTATTATTACTATTTGTATTACTATTTGTATTACTATTTGTATTACTATTTGTATTACTATTTGTATTACTATTTGTATTATTCATTTTAGGTCGTATATAGTATACTAACTATCTATGCTGTATAATATATATTATATACTTATAATTTTATAAAAATAGAATTTTATTTATTCATTTGTTTTTGACTTTTCAGGATATTTAGGTTTAAAACCAGGACATCCTTGTTTTTGATGAGTTAAATAATCAATTTCTGATTGACAATTACTGTCCCAGAATTGATATTCTTGTAGTTTCTCATCACAAATCCAACAGCAAGTACATTTACCACAAATTTGAATCATATGATTAAAATGAACATATAAATATGCTCGTGATACTGCTGATGCAGAAATAATTAATGTCTCACCATTAGAAAAAACTAATGTTGCCAATGTAATTTGACGTTGATATTCTTTTTCTTCAATTTCTTGATTTAATAAACCTTTTTTTGCTACATTTAAAGCTTTTATAGATTTTTCATCTGGAAATATCATATTAAATAAAGACATCATTGATTTACCACCAATGAAGTTAATTTTATTTGAATCAACCTCACATTCTAAAGAATCAACATTAATATTTTGATTAATAAATTCAAAAATTTTAGCTGTTATTTCTGAATCAGTAATATATTTACCATCAAATGTAATTAATGATAATAATATAGTTTCTTCAACTTGTTTTTCAACTTGAATCTGTTGAGGATACATATTTTCTGGATGATTTAAATGAAAAATATTATTAGAAAATCCACGTAAAGCATTATTTTCATTAATAAAATAATTTAATTGGTTAATTAAATACCAATTTTCATTAAATAATGTTGTCATACGACATTCTAAATCATCTTTGATTTGTTGTAATCTATGAATATCATTATGATTATCATATTGTTCTCCAACAAGAACTTCTGTTGTTTTCATTAATAAATCAATGATTTGTTCTTTACTATCATTTAATTTGACAATAGATGCACCTGAACCCATTATTAAAATTAGAATTAATATATATATGTATTGTAATAAATATTGCGTAATAAATATATTCTAAAATATATAATTTACCTCAAATAACTCGCTATTTTAATCATTTTTAAAATTAAATAAATTAAGTAAAATTAAATAAAATAATATTATTAAAATCCGTTAGTGGATTTTAATAATATTATTTTATTTAATTTTATACTACCGCCATTGTTTTACCAACACCAAGGTTTTGTAATGCTATTTTCGCAGCATATTGTGCCGCTTCTTTTTTAGACTTACCAAAACCCTTTCCAACCACCTTTCTAGTCTCTGGATGAAGGATAAATATGTAAAATTTTCGTTGGTCTCCGTCGCGTTCTTTATTTCGTTCAGCACGTTTAACATCATCAAAGTATAATGGTGTCTTTCCGTTAAAGGTTTTTTGATAATATCGCATTAATTGCCCTTTATAATTAGTATCTTCCATTATTTCATCAAAATTACGTGCTTGTTCTATTATATTTCTAACAAATTTCTGGACGGTTGTGTATGCCTTTCCTCTATCTTCTTTATCTTTAGATAAGTCATAATATAAACACCCTACAAAACTTTCAAATAAATCTTCTAAATGTTTGGCATTATTACGTCCATTATTATTTTGCTCTTCGTGTGCTGTTAATATCATATACTCTTGTAACCCTAAATATCTTGTTAATGCTGCTAAACCACCAGTTTTCACTAGACGTGACCGTGTTCTAGTGTAAAATCCTTGGTCTTTACCTGGAAATTTACGCCATAAATAGTCAGATACACATGCTTGTATTAATCCATCTCCAAGAAACTCCAATTGTTCTAGGGTTGCTTCTTTTATTTCTATTTGGTCTTTATTTGTATTATTTAGATTACTTGTATTTTCTGCTTCTAAATCATAATCAATTGCGAGACGCTTATTTTCAATAGAATATGAGCGATGAACAAATGCTTGTTGCCATAATGAAAAATCACGTATACGTGTTGTTACACCACCTTTTTTTAAAAACTTATATATTATCTTTTTAGTAATTAACTTGTTTGTGGGATTATAAAATTGTGCTTTAATATCTTTTTTTTTACTAGTTTGTTGTTGCTGTTGCTGATGCTCAGACTCAGTCTCATTATTTAACATAATTAATATAGTGGATAATTATTATATGTTTACGTATAACTTATAATAGTTATCTAATTATACTTATTTTATAGACTATATTTACGGACTATATAGTATAATATATAATTGTATTTATATTCATATACGTAAATCATTATATCATTTTTATAAATAATTCTTTTAATTACTTATTCTTCTAATTCTTCTATATCATCTATAATTAAAGGTATACTATCATTCGGTATATAGTCATATAATTCATTTATTAAGTTATTTCTATAATTTTCTATATCATCTAGGATAGATTCAATATTATAATCAAAAATAGTTCTACGTGACATTTTATATTTAATATATCGGTCAATTAAATCTAATAATTGCATTGATGGATCAATATATAACTGATCATTATAGATATACATAGATGTCATTAATAATGACAGATTTATATATTTATTTATATCTTGATTTATCTTATCTGTCTGATTTTTTGTTATTGTCTGATTTTTTATTGTATTTTGATTAGTATGTTGTTTTTGGATAGTATCTATTTTATTTATTAATATTGCTGATTTCATTGGGGTTACTGTTTTTGCTTTATCTGATTTATAGTATTTATCATCAATATATGAATGTTCACCAATACTAAATCCAAATATTTTACCATGCACTAATTTTATATTACTATTTGTTGTTGCGGTTATGTATTTATGACCATAATATATATGAATTGGGTTTAGTATACTATTTATGCTTAATCTAAAATAAGTAGTACTATGTGTTAATGACGATTTAAATAGTTTGTGTATCATTTAATGATTACAATATATAACTATATAATTATAATTTTATCTATATTATTAACTATATTATCTGAATGTGAATACAATTCTGAGTGCAATTGTGATTGCAAATTTGGTAGTGTATATAAATTATTATTTGATATTGATATTTTCTGATATAATAAATATAATAATATTGATACTGAAGTGAAGAATATCAGTGATATTAGCGGATTATTTAATATTTTTAGTATTTTCATTACACATAACTAATTTTATGTTAATTATGTATAATTATATTTATACTCATACTCTATAATAGTATATATAATATTATATTTATATAAAAATGATTAATTTGGAAATATTAGAAAAATCAATAATCATATAATGTGATTATATGATTATTGATTTTGAAAAATTACATAAAAAATTAATTAAATATAAAGATGCCCACTACTGTCGATTCTAAATTAGTACCATCACCTAATTCTGCATTTACACCATGGTGCAGTCATGTTCCTAGTCCTCCAAATCCTTCATCAAATATTGAAGAAAATAACTATGAAGTAATTCGTCCTAAACCAATTAGAATTAGAATTAGACCACGTAAAAGAAAATATGAAGATATTACCCCTAATCAATTAGGGATGTATCCACCTATTTCAGAAAGTGATATTGAAAGTAGTGACAATGAAAGTGAAAGTAGTGACAATGAAAGTGATACTAAATCATCATATTCGCAAGATTATAGTTTGGATGATTTGTATGGGTTTTGATGATATTTTATATAAACCATTTAAATAATCATTATATAAACAATGGTTTATTAATATTATAATATAAAATAAATAACAAGGCATAGTTTAGTGTCGTTTAAATTAAGTAATGTCTGACGAAGAAAAATGTGTATGTAATATTTGCAGTAACACATTTAATAATTCATTATTAACTGGTAATAATAATGATAATAATAATGATAATTATGATAATGATAAAAAATATAATCATAAAAAACATAATTATAATTTACGAAGCAATAATAATAGTAATTTAGGACATAAAGTTCAATTAAATTGTGGACATCTATTTCATTATTGGTGCATTAAACAATGGTATATTAAAATTAAGAATAATAATTGTAGAATAGGTATGGGGCGATATAATGAAAGGCAATGTCCATATTGTAGGTCATATGGTGGTTATTTAGTAATACCAGATTATGATAATGACTTCGTTGTAGGTGTAAATATAAAAGGTATTTCGTAATATAAAATATATTTAGTTTATAATTAAAATGATATATATTTATAGTCCAAAACATACACAATGCTATTTTATTCAAGTTATGAAAGCTATGTGTTATGAATTAAATCATCTTGATGATTATAAATATAAATGTGAAATTATTAGTGATTTAAATACTAATTATATTAGTAGTTGTAATAATGTAATAATAATATTTGGTTTTCATGATATATGTAGAAATAAACAAATTATGAATTATATTAAAAACTTTACAACGATTGTTTATAATTCAGAACAACTTCATATTCGTGATTGGGCTCAATATCTAAATGCTCTTAAAAATATAGACTATATATGGGACTATTCTATTAATAATATTGAATTATTAAATAAAAAAAACATTAATAATACTACACATGTACCATTGGGGTATAGTAAGGGATTTATAATTGATGGTTTTGATATTGATGTAAATGATAATAGTGTTGAGAATAATGTAGATAAAGATACCAGAGATAATAAAACAATACTTTTCATAGGGAATATGAATACTAGAAGATATCAAATTATAGATAAAATTGACAAATTAGGTGAAGATGTTTTATTTCTCACTAATACTTGGGGTGATAAATATGATGATTATGTTAAGAAAAATAATTTATTTCTAAATATTCATTATTATCCAAATCCTATATTAGAATTATTTCGTATTGTTCCATTATTATGTAATGGATGTAGTGTATTAAGCGAATATAGTTATGATAAAAAATTAGATACAATGTATGATAAGTATATTGGATTTTTTAAAGATGATATGAGTAATTTAAGTACTGTTAAGAGGGATTTATTAAAAAGAAGAAAACAAATATGTACTGATTTCAGAAATGAATTAAAATTTTCAGATATATTAAAAAAATCTGGAATATTAGAACACTTAGTATAGATAAACTTATTGAGTATAAAGTGTATGTATTTAAGTAATTATAGTTTAAAATAAAAATAATAATTATTTTACTATTTCATATATGAAATAGTAAAATAATTATTATTTTTATTTTATTTTTATTTTAATATAAAATGAAAATAGCACATTTAATCAATCCATATAAGTGTCCTAAAGAGAATAAATCCTATTTATATTATGCTCAACCAATTACATTTCAATCAATGAGAAGTGCTCAATTAGAAGCGAAGGATAAAAATATAGAAGTTGAATTATGTTCTGCTTTTTTTAAAGAAGATGAAGAAATAGTACCAGATTATTTTGTTAAATTACCATATTTAGTTAATTCTACGAAGAAGTTTTTTCCAAGATTATCTCGTAATAAAAAACTACCTATTATACAAGAGATGTTTAATAAAGTTTTGAATAAAACAAATGCTGATTATATTATATTTACTAATACAGATATTGGTATTCAAAAAAATTTTTATGTAATTGTAAGAGATATAATTGAAAAAACTAAATCAAATTCATTTATAATTAATAGAAGAAATAATATTCCTAAATTTAAAAATGGTAAACGATTAGGTCCAGATGATTTGGATATAATATATAAAGAAAAAGGTAGAAAACACCCAGGATTTGACTGTTTTGTAATCAATCGTAATCTTTTAAAAAAAATTAATTTAAATAAAATGTTTACAGCATATCCTCCTTGGGGTAATACATTAAATATAAAACTTAAACGATTAAACCCAAAACATGTAGTGTATAAAAATTTATTTTTAACATTTCATATTGGATCTGATAGTCCTTGGGTTAGAGAAAATAAAAATAGAATGACATTACGTAAAAAGAATATAGAAATAGCTAGAAAAATTTTATTAAATCGATCATCACATAACATATCTTTTAATTTAAAAAACAAATTAAATAATAGGATAAACACTAGAATAAATACTAGAATAAATACTAGAATAAATACTAGAATAAATACTAGAATAAATACTAGAATAAATAATAGAAAAAAAAAATTAAATAATAATATTAGAACTGGAATTATTAGAGTCTAATGTTTTCTTTATTTCTGTTTTCTTTATTAATGTGTTATTTTTTGATGTATTATCTTTAAACTTTATTATTGATTCAATCAACTTTTTATTATGAGAATCTGTTATTTTTTTCATTTTATCATATAAGTCATCATATATCTTTTTTACCTTAGGCCATCTACTGATAATATGATTATATTTGTTTTTTCTATTTTTGTTAATACTAATATTAAATAATTCTTCTTTACGATTTAAAAATATTGATAATTGTTTTTTATTTATATTACTAAAATTAACAAATAATATTGGAAAATTAATTCCATATTTTTTAGGATTTTGTGATGCATTATACCAGTGATTAAATTGATATTCAATTGAATATAAATCTTTTTTTCGTATATTAACTAATGAAAAATATTTATCTATTGATGAAAGATTATAATTATTTAATTTATAGTAATTTCCAAGTTTATTTATTTGTATTTTTTGCCATCTTCTTCTAAAATGACTACATACACTATTAAAAGGGTCATTATATAAAAATATACATTTACTTATTTTATTTAGTCTAGATAATTGTCTAATTTTTTGAACATTTGGTGATGGAATATGTTTAATTCTGTCTCTATCATTAATATTATTTATATGAAAATATTTTTTAATTTTTTCCATAAACTTAGTTTGACCATTTCCACCACTACCTACTATTAAAATCATATTAGTTTATTAAAAATATATTAGTTTATTAAAAATATATTAGTTTATTAAAAATATATTAGTTTATTAAAATATATTAGTTTATTAAAAATATATTAGTTTATTAAAAATATATTAGTTTATTAAAAATATATTTTTTTAGTATCTATACTATAGATACTAAAAAAATATATTTTTAATAAACTAAATAATATATTAAAATATTTTAGAGAATATATTATATTTAAAGCAAATTTTATTACTATAAAAATGGCTAAAAATCTTATTGAAAATGTATATGTTATTAATTTAGAAAGATGTAAAGATAGAAAACAACATATTATTAAAGAATTTAAAAAAAATGGTTTAACAAAATATGAATTTTTTAAAGCAGTTGATAAAGATGATAAACAAGTTAAAGATATGATGAAAACAGATTATGTTAAAAAATTTCCACCATGTTTTAGATGTGCTAAATTTGTATGTAATTGTAATAATAATGTTTTAATCCCTCAACAAATTGGTAATTGGTGCTCTTTTATTAATCTAATGAAACATATTGTTGAAAAAAAATATACTAATTTAGTAATGATTTGTGAAGATGATATTAAATTTACAAACTTTGGTGTAGGTGTAATTTCTAAAATGATAAATACTCAATCATTTAAGAGATATAATATTAATATGAATAGACCTTTATTAATTAGGTGTGAACAACGTGGTCCTCAAAGATCACTTAATCAATTAAGATTTACAAAGAAAATAGTAATGTCAAATGCATGTTTTATTGTTAATACAGAATATGCTAAACTATTTTTAAAAAAACTTGTAGTTATTAATAAAACAAGTGATATGTTTATTCAAAATAGTATTATAAAAAATAATAAAGTAATTCAACATTTTACAATAGATCCAGCACCGGCTTATCAATTATCTGATAATAATAACGCAAAATTTGTTTCAGAAATACATCCAAAAGGGATTAATAATTTAGATAAAATTAGAGCAAAGAGTCATTTTAAAAAAGTTAGAGTAGAAAAATATATATATGTAACAAAATACTATTTTAATATATTTGGTATGAGAAAATCTGGTAATCATTATATTAGTCAAAACTTATTATCGTCATTTAATAGTTTATTATACTTTAATGATGTTACTATTGGTGGATTAAACTTTCGTAATATTCAAATATATAAAGATCTTGATAAAAGAATACAAAATAAAATAAAAAATTGTTTCATTAAAACTAAAACACAAAAAGATGGATTAGTTGTTAGAAAATTTATTGATAGTATATTGGTTGGATATGAAGATTATGATTTTACATTAAAAAAAAATCATTTTAATAATAAAATATATTCATCATATAAATATAACATACTAATTATTAGAAATATTTTTGACACCATTATATCAAGATTAATTTTAAATCAAAAGAGAAAAAGTAATCTTACATTAGTAGATAATATTTTCCTTAATAAATATAAAAAATATTGTTTAGAATATATTGGTGAAACAAATATGTTAAATAATAAAATATGTATTAATTATGATTTCTTAATTAATAAAAATCAATACCATATAAGTAATGTAAAAAAAATGATAAATGGAAATTTGTCATTAGTTGATTATAATTCAACCTTTGGAAGAAATACAAGAAAAAGAAATACAATTGCTGAAAAATATAGTAAATTAACAGATAAAAATAGAGAATTATTTAAAAAAATTATATCAGATAATAATGATATAGTTGAATTAAATAAGAAAATATATGGTGATGAATATATTGAAACTATAAAATATGATTTAAATAATTCAAAAAATAGTAGTATTATTCCATCAGAAATAAAAAATTACTCAAAAGAAATTATTAATAATGATAAATTAATATCTAATAATAGAAATTTAATATCTAAAAGAATACTTTGTATAGGGCATCCTAGAACTGGAACGGGTACAACAACTGACTATATTAATCAATTAGGATATAATATTGGACACGAAGATATGAAAAATGATGGTGTTTCATCATGGATGTTGGCTGTTGATGATAATTATTATCCTTGGGGTAATGTTAAAAATATTAATCAGTATCATTTTGATAAAATTGTTCATATTGTTAGAAATCCTTTTGATGCAATTCCATCTATTATTTTAGAAAATAAATTTTGTGATAAAAGTTATAATTTTAGAAAAAGAAATATTAAAAAATATCTTAATATTCAGTTACCGAATAGTAATAATAATAAAACTATTAAAGATGATATAGAAACAGCTATACAAACATATGTATATTGGTCTAAAATATGTGAATTAAAAAAGCCTGATGTAGTATGTAAAATTGAAGACACTGAAACATTAAAAGCTCTTAATCCAAATAATAAAAAAATTATTATTAAAAGAAAAAATAAAACTAAAAATAAAAAATATGGAGGTAAAATAAGAAATAAACCTATTATTACAAAAGATATGTATAAGAATGTTAAACCAGAATTATTAAAAGAATTAGAAGATTTTTGTAAAAAATATAATTATAAATATATATTATAAAATATAATAATAACATTTTATAGAAAATAAATTACTAAATAATATTAATAATATACTATGTCTAAAAAATTTATAACATTTTGTGCTGGTGGAAAACATTATATTAAAGCTGGAAATAGATTACTTAATCAAGCTAAAAAAACAGAATTATTTGATGAATATAAATTATATACAGATATTGATTTAAAAAATGATAAAGATTTTTGGGAAAAACATGGTGATTTTATAATAGATAATAAAAAAGGTTTTGGTTATTGGTTATGGAAACCATATATAATTAAAAAAACAATGGAATTTATGAATGATGGTGATATTTTACTCTATTTAGATGGTGGTCTAGATTTAGATTTTAGAAAAAAAAATATAATAAAACAAAAATTTAAAATAGTAAAAGATGATAAAATAATTGGAACATATGTTAAAAAGATTAATGGTCATGAAAAAAGATGGTGTAAGATCGATTTAATAAAACATATGGATATATTAGATAAGAAATATTTAAATACTGTTCAAAGACAAGGTGGTACTATTATGTTTTTAGTATGTGAAAATACACGTAATCTTGTAAATGAATGGTATGATATTGGTTGTCATTATGATTTGTTAAATGATACACCTTCAAAAAATAAAAATTTAAAATGCTTTAAACAACATAGACACGATCAGAGTATATTTAGTTTATTAACAAAAAAATATAACTTATTTAGTAAAAAAACGACATTAGATAATTTTGTTATAATTTATCCTAGAAATAAATCAGGGAAATCTAGGATAAATATGGGTAATAATAATAAAAATAATAATAAAAACAATAATCAAATTAATAAGATAAATAATCTACAGAAACAAAGACAACGTCAAAGAAGATTACAAGAAATACAAAGAAAAAAATTAATACAATTAAGAAAAAAAAGATTACAACAATTAAAAAAAAGAAAAGGTAAAAAATAAAATATACATAATTATTTTAAATTTTCATATTATAATATACAAATTATATATATTATAATATGATACTAGATTGTGTATTAACTTCTACAAATAATAATCCATTATATATGGATTTTATTCCTATTTTTGTTCGTACTTGGAAAAAATTATATCCAAATGTTGATGTAAAAATTATATTTATTGGGAATAGTATTCCAGAAAAATTTAATGCCTATAAAGATAATATAATTTTATTTAAACCAATACCTAATGTATCAACTGCATTTATTAGTCAATATATTCGACTACTTTATCCAGCTATTTTAAATTATAAAAATGGTGTATTAATTACAGATATGGATATGTTACCTATGAATAGAACATATTATACAAAAAATATTGAAAAATATACTGATGATAATTTCATTTATATGAGAAATGTATTATTAAATAAAAAACAAATTGCTATGTGTTATAATGTTGCTACATCACTAATATGGGGTAATATTTTTAATATTAAATTATTTGATGATATTATTAATAGAATAAAACTAGTATATTCTAATAATAAATATAATGGTAAACATGGAGGTATTGGTTGGTCAATTGATCAAAAACATTTATATACTAAAGTTATGAATTGGAATAAAAAAACAAAAAAGTTAATAATATTAAATGATAATAAGTGTAAATTTAAACGACTTGATAGGATAACTAAATTTAATATAAATAATAATCAAATATTAAAAAAAATACGTAATGGATTTTATAGTGATTATCACTGTTTTAGACCATATAATAAATTTATAAATATTAATGAAAAGATTTATAATATTTTATGATTTTAATATTATTTTTATATAATTATTTTTTATATAATTGATTTGTGAAATATTTAATATAATCTATATCTATCATTCTATTTTTTGTATTTTTTATTCGTATATGATAATTATTATTTTTTATTATATTTTGTAATAATATTTGTTTTTGATTATTTTTTATACTTTTATTATCTGTAATATTAAATCTAGGCAATGATTTAAATTTTATTGATTTATTTGTAGATAATAACATCCCGATTGATACATCATCAATTATATTATATCTTAATTTATGTTTATTTAATATTATGTATTTTATTACATCTTTTGATAAAAAAAACGCTGCACCTGAACAAAATTTAGATTTATTTTTAAAATTTCCAATAACACCACTATATAATAATTTTTTATTAAAACTATTACATAATTTAACTAAATTATTAATAATAAAAAAACTACTTAAATTTGTTCTTAATACAAACTTATAGTTATATTTATTATCTATATATTGAAATCCTTTAATTGTTTTTAATAATATACCTGGTATCAATGTCTCTTTTATGTCTTTAAAGTGTAAAATATTATTTTTATTAACTGAAATATTATTAATATCACAATTACCATATAATAAATATATTTTTATATTTTTATGCTTATTATTTACATAGTCTATAAAATATTTCCAATAATTTTCTACTAAAGAATCATATATTTTACCTCTTGATGCTATTACCAGAATAACTAAATCCATTTTAGTTAATTATATTATATTACTTATTAAGTAGTATAATATAATTATATATTTTATATAAATTTAATAAACTTAAAGAGATAATGCACTACGTACTCTATTTAATAATGATTTCTTTTTAGTTGTTCTCTTTTTACGTCTTGTTGTTGTACGTTTTTTAGTTGTTGTTTTCTTTTTTGTTGTCTTTCTTTTTGGTTTAGTTGTTTTCTTTTTGACAATTTTCTTCTTTTTAGTAGTAGTTCTCTTTTTAACAACTTTCTTCTTTTTAGTGGTTGTTTTCTTTTTTCTTTTACCACCAGTTAAACTACCTAATGTGCTAGCATATGGGTCATATGCATGACCTGTTGGTGGTACTGACATATCTTTAGCAATACCTGCTGAAATTGGTGCAGCAGCAGCGGTTAATTTAGAGTTAGGAATATATTCACCAGTTTTTGTGAATTGACGGAAGTGTGATAATCCATTTGTCCCACTGTTGTATGGTGTATTTACTGAACCTCTTGAGTTATTAACCATTAAATAGTCACTTCCACCACCACGTTTACCACTACCAACTTTTTTACGTAAAGCACCTACGTGTTTTTTCAGTCCACCTAAAGATGAACCACCTTTTTTACATGAACCGCAACCTTTTTTTGAGTTACCTGGCATATTAAATTTAATTATTATTAATACCTTGTATTCGTTTATTTGTATATAAATACATAATAAAATATTTTAAATGATGTCTAATCAAACGAGACAATAATCTTTACATTATGTTTATTAATCTTTTTTGTTGCTGATATAGATAACTCCTTTCGTGTTCTTCTCTTTTTCTTTTTTGTATCTTTTTTATTATACAAATGCCTAAGTGATACTATCATATCATTATTTATATCTTCTCTATGTTGTTTTATATAATTTATTATATTTTTAGAAATCGCCCATTTAAAGAAATTTAATTGCCCAACTGTTGTCTCCTCTTTATCTCCATCAAAATTACTAATATATATTCTCTTTGTTCTACAAAATGCATCAAAATATTTTTTAGAATATGATTGTAATTGAGACTTATAATCCAAATATACAATCACCTCTTCTGTTGTATTATCATCTTTTCTAATATGATATCTTGTGTCATACTTTTTAGAATAATTTACTACAAACCATTCATATAATCGTAATGAATCTTCATTATCGCCCTTTAATATATTAAAAAATGTATCAATATTCTTTTTCTCACTAAAAAATTTCTTAATTGGTCTCATTAAAAGTTCTTCACGCTTTGTTAAAGCACTTCTCTTTTTCGTGACTGATTTTTTTGTTGACATTGTTGTTGATATTGTTATGATATTTATTAATACAATGTCATACCAATCTAATCTTAATATATTTTATAAAGGGTATACATTCTTAAATAATATTATATTCTTTATTTTATATAGAGTATTATTTTATAGAATAAGAAATAATATTATTTTAATAAAATATTTGTATTAGAATTAGTATTAGAATTAGTATTAGAATTAGTATTAGAATTATATAATGGATAGACTTTTTGAAGAAATTAATCAAAAAATATCATCTATTTGGGGACAACCAACGTCTGAGGTATCTACTACATCATCTGATAATATTTTTAGTAAAAGTAAAGGAACTGCTACAAATAGTAAAAATATTGCTAATGTATTATCATACAGTTTAACTTCACCAAATTATTTTGTTTTATACATTATTTTAGGGTTTTTTGTTATAAACTTATTTAATAATAGTAGTGATAATGTAGATAAAATATCATTAAGTGAATTACAGAATTTCAGATATACTGATTTATTATTAGTTATCGCCCTTAGTTTAGTAACATTTTTATTAACAAATATTAAACAAACACCATTATTCTATGTAGGATATTTAATTGGATTAGTTATTCTTTTTATTATTGGTTATAAGAAAGAAAATGGTGTATCAGAAGATTATAATGTAGAATTATGTGAAAATGATAGTAGTTCATTAAAACTTGAATTCAATTTTACAACTGTATTCTTATTATTAGTAATTTTCTTAATTGTTATTTTAACATTTATTAATGTTGCTGGTAGTGGTGGTGGTTCATTAATGATGTATTTAATTACTATTACTACTGTCGTTATCGCTTTTATAACTATGATTGTTAAGAAAAGAAAAAGAGATGAATATATTGACCAACGTCTTGATAAAAAAATGCGTGAAGAATCTAAAAATAGTGATGTTAAAATTACTGCATGTGGTATTCAAAAAAGTGGAAATTATATTACATTAAATTTAGGAACAGCATCTTGGTTAGTATCACTTCTTTTTGCTAATTATGCTACCTCTAAGAACAATGCTATTACAACTGGTTTATCAGTAATTCAGGGCATTGTTGTTGGTATGTATGTTGCTTGGTTTTCTATTTAATTTAATTTATTTTATTTATTTTATTGAGCCAAATATTTATTTTCAAATATAGATAGTGCTTCATCAAAAACATTATTTTTAGGAACATCTTTTCTTTTTGAACGAACACATTTATAAGCATTTGATTTAGTTATTTTACCATACATTATTAAATAAGCGACTATTATACTTATTGAAACAGTATTACCAGTTTTACAATATATTAAAACATTATCATTCTTGTATTTGAGACTCTCATATAAGAATGATAATGTGTTATCCAAATATTTATAAAATACTCTATTAACTTTTGATATATCACTCTCGTTTGAATATGATGATGAATAGGGGATTTTTACTCTTATTTTTTTAATATTTAAACCCCAATGTGAATAATCAATGAATTTCAATTCTTTTGTGCAATTTATTACAACACCAATATTGTTTGATTGTAAGAAAGATTTATCTGATGCTGACCGCATATCACCGCACCATAAACCAGGTATTATCTCAGTGCATCTATTCATAATATATTAAAAAGTTTTTTTATTGTATCTTATTGTATCTTATTGTATCTTATTGTATCTTATTGTATCTTATTGTATCTTATTGTATCTTATTGTATCTTATTGTATCTTATTGTATCTTATTGTATCTTATTGTATTTTAATATAATTGAATATATATTTATTGTAATTTAATGTATATTTATATATTATTATATAATTAGTATAATATAGATACATACTAATTGAAATGGGTAATAGTCCATCTAGTAATTCAAATTCTAATTCAAATAGTGGTGAGAGAACACCAGATGAAATAGTTCAAAATATTTTAAGCATATCAAGAAAATTATGGAAACAATATCATACTGACTTTTTAGATCCAGATTTTTGTAATAAAATTGCATTAGTGTATTATAATGAATTAAGTGATTTATCAATTGAAGAGTTAAATAGTGTTAATAATAGAATTAATTCTGGAAACTCGAACAAAACAAAAAAAATATCAATTGTATTAAAGAAAAAGATGCAAAAAAATAGTAATTCTAGTCAAAAATATAAAGTTGAAGCATTACAAAAGAAAGTTTTTGACTTCTTTTCAGATAGACGACGAGTAAAAGCTATTAAAAAGATTCTAGGTGTTGATATTCGTTTATACAATAATTATATTTCAAGAGATGCTAAAGATTATTTAAATAAAGTATTAACTGTTGAGCAAAAAGAGCATCAATTAACACATAAACACGGTGGTGCTAATTTAAATTCAAATAATTTATTAACAAGATTAGAAGAAATGAATGACCATGAAAATAATAAAAGAAACAATAATAAAAGAAACAATAATACAAAAAACAATAATAGAAGAAACAATAATACAAAAAACAATAATACAAAAAACAATAATACAAAAAACAATAGAAGAAACAATAATAGTAAAAACAATAATAGAAGAAATAACAATAAAAGTAATAATAGAGCTAATAATAGAGCTAATAATATAACAAAGAATATTGAAAACTTATCATTAGAATTAGAAAAATCATCAAATAATAATAGAAATAATGTTAATGTTAAAAAATTATTTAATACAAAAAATAATAGAAATAAAAAAGTTAATGGTGTTAGTTTTAGAAAAAATATAATTGAAAATAATAATAACAACAATAACAATAATAATGATATAAATATTCTTGCGAATTTAAATAATAGAGAAGAAGTTAAAATTAATAATGTTAATCGTTCGAATAACAAAGTAAATAATCTTGGTAGAGTTAATAATGTTGGTAGAGTTAATAATATTGGTAGAGTTAATAATATTGGTAGAGTTAATACACGTAGTAATAAGTCATCTGGTCTAACAAAAGACCAATTGTGTAAATCAATTATTACTCATTATGCAATTCGTGCGAATATAATTGGTGCTATTGTTTCAGCATTACCACTTAAACGAGGTGGTAAAAATGTAGGTGGGTTATGTTCTAAAAGAATAGCATCATTAGAAACTGGTAAATATTGTCTTCCACCTAATTTTGATAAATTAATTAATTTAGATCCAGAAGACAGAGTTAAAGCATTAAATAAGTATATTTTTCAAGACACTAAAGAAAAATGTGATGAAAAAGGTGGTATTTATAAAGAATTATCAGATACTGAAAAACAAGGACTTGTTAGAGCCCGTAGTAAAATTAATAAAGAATATTTAAAAAAACTACGACTTCTAAAAAGCTATTATAATAAAAAAATAAAAGAACTTGAAACAATCATTCTTTATTTAGATAAACCAATGTCGGTAGATAATGAAGAATTAGAGAGTATTTCTAAAATGACAAGAGAAATTTTAGATGAAATGTATTCAGTTTGTCAGGCAGAATATTTATTATCTATTATGAACTTAATGAGTGTTGATTTAACTTATACAAAAGAAGACCAACCTAAATTTGTTTCCCAATTTGAAGAATTGAAAAAATTATCCGTATTATAATTTTTATTATTCATTATTATATATTATTTTGTTGATATATTATACATTATTTTGTTAATATATTATACATTATTTTGTTAATATATTATACATTATTTTGTTGATATATTATACATTATTTGGTTGTGGTGCAAAAGCACTTGTAAATATTGCTCCCATATCAGCTGACATTGCTAAAACATAATAGACTGAATTTACTGCTTTAGATACAGCATTACCTATAGATTTACTAGTTTGAATAATATTTGTTGAAAAACAAACAACATTTTTACCAGGACATCCAACTTTTCCTTCATATATTACAATATTATTCTTAATTATAATTAAAAGTATTACTATTGCTACTATAATTAAAATATTTTTATAAATTCTATTCATTATTAATTAATACACTGACTATATAATAAATATATATAAAATTGATTTACTATAATTATATATATTTATTATACTTATACAAAATATTATATGTATATAAAGATAAATTAATATATTACTATATTTATATTGTGGAGTTTATTTAATTTATTAATTAATTATTCATTAAATAAAATCACAATATAATTAACAAAATACAAATGTTATCAATTAATAATATTCTATTGTCTTCTGGTGAAGATAGTAGTAATTTATGGAATATTTATAATAATATTCGCTCTAATTTTTCAATATTAGAGGATAGGGAAATTAGTGTTACATCTAATATTGAAACTTCTTACCATAATAATCATAATTACAATTCATTAAATAAAACAAACAAAATAACTAAAACAAATCTAAATGTAAATGAAGAAGACTTAGCTAATAAATTAAATCAAATTAAACAAGTAACAAATGAAACACTAAATAAAAAAGAAGATATAGTATCTATATCTGATAGAATAAGCAAAAATAGAGAATATAATGTTATCGCTGAAGTAATTGATTCTAATTATAAATACTCTAATATGAATAGTATTGATATTAGTATTGATAAAGTAAATAATAATAAAATTTCTAGAAATGATATTATTAAAGAGAATGAGCGTCTTAGTCGTCGTGATATTAATTACTGTAATAGTAATAAAATAGATAAAAGTCTTTATATTAACAAATCAATTTGTAATTTATGTAAATTGGAAACTATGATTAAAGACGATTTAAAATATGTTTGCGTAGAGTGTGGATATATTAATACTCAATTAATTAGTAATAGTGGTGAATGTAATGATTACTTTTCATCTTCTACTACTGTAAGTATGTCATCAATGCGTTATGGGTCTGTAAATCCATTATTACCACAATCATCACGTGCAACAACAATGTTATCATCTGGTCGTGGTAGAAATGGTTATTATAAAAGTTATTTGGCCAGAATGCAAGATTGGTATAATATGCCATATAGTGAGAAATCATTATTAGATATCTTTAGAATTATTGATAGAAAATGTAATGAAAATAATCTACCTACTATAATTCGTGATAGAGCTAAATTAATGTTTAAAGTATTAAAAGATGAAAAAATATTAAAACGAGAAAAACCTAAATATGCTCTTATTGCGTCTTGTGTATATTATTCTTGTAAAGAGAAAGGTATTCCTAAAACTACTAAAGAATTAGCAAAACTATTTAATATTAGTATTACTCAAATGACTACTGGCTGTAAGCAATATAATGAAATTATGTTTCATCGTAATCGTGATTATCTAATAAAGATAAAACCAATTACTTATATTGAGTGCATTAATTCATTATGTAAAATACTTGATATTGCTGATAGATTTCGTCATATTATTATTAATATTGCTAGTGTTGCTGATAGAATGGGTATTGTAAATGATAATATACCACCATCAATTGCAGTTAGTTCTATTTTTATGCTTATTACAATGCTGAAATTACCAATTACTAAAAAAATATTGTCAATGCGTTCTAATATATCAGAGGTCACTATTTCTAAAACATATAAGAAATTATACCCTTATAGAAAGTATTTACTGACTATGAAATGTTTATAAATTAAAAATAATAAAATATAAATTATTCCTCTGGGGATAATTTATATTTTATTATTTTTAATTTATGATTATGAATATAATTAATTTTATAATTAATTATTGATGTTTCCAATTGATGAATACATCTTTAACACTATCTTTAATATTTTTTATATCTGGATACAATGTCTCTAATTTTGTTGTATCTAAATAATTATTTGACCTATCTGCGTCTAATATTTTTAATTGCTCTTCTTGACTGAAATTCTTCCAAGTAAAATCTTTATCAATATACTGTTTATACATTTCTAAAATATCATTATGTGAAATTAGACCTGGATTAGTTAAATTAATTGTTCCAGTTGTATTCTTTTGTGCCATATCAATTACATATGGAAGTAATTCTTCTAGGACAGTCATAGAATTTGGGACAGAGCAGATATACTCATATGTTGTTATTTTTGTTATAAAATTACGTGGTTCGTGTTTAGATGTAATAGGCATTCTAATACGAAGATTAAGGACAGTATCATCAAATAAATGCATTAATTCATCTGTATATCCTTTTACAACTGAATAACTTGAGCCAAAAAAATTGGGTGTTGACTCTTCTGTGAATCCATTCTCTTCTTTACCAAATGGATGCTCTTCATCAAATTTAAATATACAACCAGTTCCAAGGTAAGTGTAATGAATATTATATTTTTTACAAAGAAGTGCTAATACTAGGGGAGAAAATAAATTATCTCTAACATTTTCTGTTATTTTACCTTTTTGTTCAAGATAATCAATTGTAGTGTATTTTTTACCATTTATAGAGCCATGTGTTCTTCCAATAAAACTCATAATATGTGTTGGCTTCTCTTTAACTAAATACTTTTCAAATTCTGTTTTATTATTAGGGCGAATAGATGTAGTAATGAAATTTATTTTTCTTTCAGTTAAGAGGGATGCCATCATAGAGCCAATCCATCCTTTATGACCAAGTAGTAATACTTTCATTTTTATATAAAATGTATCTTTAATTATATAATATATAATATACTATTTTTTATATTTATGCCCTTCTAAATTAAAATTTATAAATGGATTTAATGAATAGATATTACAATTGTATTCTTTTTTTAATAATGATTTTAATTTTATAGTTTGATTTTCTATTTTTTTTAACCAATTTACATAATCTTGTTTACCATTACGCCATGCAATTTTATATGTTTGTGCTGTATGATAGTCTTTAAAATTACATTCACCATCTATTGTACCACAATCGTGTCCAATTAATATAATATTTTTAGCACCCATATATGCTGCCAAATGAATACCAGTTGTTATTGTAGAATAAGAAACAACCAATTTATTAGGTTTAGGTAATATATTAGGCATTTTATGATTATTAGGATTATGGCGATATACGACAACATTTTTTAATTTATTTTTAATAACATAATTTAAATTTGTATTATTATTTTCACCATAATTTCCAGCACTTATAAAATGTATTGATTCTGGATTTAATTTAATTACATGATTTAGTAATTTATATTCTTTTCTTAAAAGATATTTACATTTTACTTTTTTATATGCTTGATTAATACCTATAACAATTTTATTATTAAAAAAATCATTACTTATAAAATCAACACTTTTACCAGATGCTAAAACATAAATATCTTCATTTTTATGAATGTCTTTAAAACTTTTTAATTCAATCATTATTAAAAATATTATTTAATTTATGTTTATAATTTATATTAATATAAGTATAATTTAATAAATAATTTTTATATAATAATTTATATCATAGATAAAAATATAAAAATATAAAAATTATAAAAATAAAATGAGTAAAGTTAAAGTTATTTCAGAAGTAGGTATTAATCACAATGGCTCTATGGAATTATGTAAGCAATTAATTATGCTTTCTAAAGTCGCTGGAGCAGATTACGTAAAAATCCAAAAAAGAAATCCAGATGTATGTGTTCCAGAGCATCAAAAAAGTGTCCGTCGTCAAACACCTTGGGGTGAAATGAGTTATTTAGAATATAAATATCGAATGGAGTTTTCAGAAGAACAAATTAAAGAATTATGTGATTATAGTAAGGACATTGGTATTGAATTCTTTGCCAGTGTATGGGACATTGATAGTGCTAAATTAATGTCTAAATATACTAGAATTGCTAAATTAGGTAGTGCTTCTATTACTGATTATAAATTATGTGAAGTAACAAGAGAATTATTTGATGTAGTTATTATTAGCACTGGTATGAGTACAGAAGAAGAAATTAAATTAGCAGTAGAAGCATCTAAACCTGATGTTATAATGCACACGAATTCTACATATCCTTGTCCTGTTGAAGATTTAAATCTAAAATATATTCATTATCTTAAAGATAAATACGGTAAAAATGCGGAAATTGGATATAGTGGGCACGAATATGGTTTAGTTACAACATTTGCATCAGTAGCAATGGGTGCAACTTGGGTTGAACGTCATGTTACATTAGATAGAAATATGTGGGGCAGTGACCAATCAAGTAGTATTGAACCAAGTGGATTGATTAAACTTGTTAAAGGTATTCGTGATATTGAAAAAGCTACTCAATATGATGTTGGTCCAAGAAGACAATTTGAGGGTGAAAATGCGAAAAAGAAGAGTTTAAGAAAAAAGTAAAATAATTAATATTTAATTAAATATTAATTAAATATTAATTTATATATTATGTTTCATGTTTCCATGAAAAGTCACAATCTAAATCTTGTTTATTAAAAACATGGTTTTCATCTTTAATACCTATATAAAATGATTCTAAACAATTTAGATGAGGTTTTTTATCTATAGTATGATCTTTTTTATTTTTCCAAAATCCATTAATATTTCCAAATTTAATATAACCTGAATTTATTTTCTTTATTTTTCCTAATCTTTCAATTATATATTGTAATCCTGTATGTGTATATCTATATGTATCATATGGTGATGCATGATATCTCCATGAAAATGGAACAAAAAATAATATTAATCCATTATTTTTTAATAATTTTACTAAATTTTCTGTAGAATCCCATGGATTTAAAATATGTTCATATGTATCTTTTGAAAATATAATATCATATTTCATATCTAAAAATAAATTTTTATCAGTTATATCACCTTTTATATAATTAATATTATTATCTCTTTTTGTTTCTTTTAAATCTAAACAGTAATAATTTATATATTTATTTTTATATAAAATTTCACCCCATCCTTTACCACCACCAATATCTAATAAATTTATTTTTTTTATATTATTTTTTTTAATATATTGATTTATTAAATTTAAAACAATATTATGTATTGCTATTGAACCATTTTTTTTTGTAACATATAAATGTGGATTATATGTTTTATTTAATTGATCATTTATATTAAACATTTTAATTATTATATTTGTATATTTATATAACAATTTATTAATATATATTTATATTAATATAATAATTTATTAATATATAATATGAAAATACATATAGGACCTGGTCAAAATTGGGATAGAAAAAAATATAAAAAAGATAATTGGTATACTATTGATATTGATGAAAAACGTGGTGATTACGTTTTAAATTTTGATGATTTTGAAAAACTACCATTTAAAACAAATTCAATTGAATGTATATATGCATCACATGTTTTTGAACATATATCTATTTATGTAAAACCTTTACTATTTAAAGAATGTTATCGTGTATTAAAAAAAGGTGGGTGGTTAAGAGTAATTACTCCAAATCCAAGAATATCAATGATAGAATATTTAAATAATAATAAAGATTTTAAATTATTTAAAAGAAGAAAACAGAGAAATCCAGATTATACGTTATTTGAATGTTTAAAAGAAGATTTTTTATCAAAAACAATGCAAAAAATGCTTAAAAAAAATCAATTAGCTCATCAAAATGCTTGGGATGAAGAAACAATGATTAAAGATTTTATCAGAGCTGGATTTGATAAAAAAAATGTATTTAAATCATCTTTTAATAACAGTAAATGTTCATTTTTTTCATTTGAAAATATAGAATTTTCTGAAGCGAACGAAACATATAGATCATTATATATAGATGGTCAAAAATAATTTATTATAACAACTCTACAATTTTATTATATACTTCCCCATCATTTGTTAATTTATTAATTTCAACAAAATTATTATCACTTATGTCGTCACAATAATTTCTTATTTTTGGATGTGAAACTAAACTTATTGTTTTAATACCACATCCATTACTTATCATTTGGCTATGACCAGCACTACATAATATAGTATGTATTTTACTATAATTTTGTAATATTTTTCCTTCATTAGCACAACTATTATCTAATAGTGGTATTACTATTTTATTTTGTCTTAAATATCTATAAAAATTTTTACTACCATCATGGGATAAATACAAAACTTTTCTATTATTTTTAATTAAATATAATACAACTTTTTTTAGTTCATTATAATATCTTTTTTTACCAATTTTATAGTATCTTCTCCATTCTCTGTCATCTTTAATCTCTATTGCTATAAATTTTTGAAGTAGTTTAATAAATTTTGGTTTCCAATATTTATTTACATACCATACTGTAGCACATTTTTCATAAGATATACTATTTTTATATTCGTCACCTATGATTTTTAATACACTATCCACATCTTTGTTATGACGCATTGAAAATATTTTTGTTTTTTTTATAAGTGTGATAATATTATCTTTAAAAATATTCATTCTATTCTTATTTTCAGTATTATTTGCTCTGGATGTCATATTCATATTTTGATTAAAAAATAAATTATATCCAATTGATAATACATATATTGGTTTAGTAATTTTATTAATACAATTTTTACTAATATTCCATTGCCAACAAGATATGTTATTTGGTGCTGAATCTGGTAATATTAAACCACCACCACCAACTAATATATAATCAAAATTATTTAATTTTTGTATGTTTTTATCATTGAAAGTATTTTTATTACGACAATCTAAATTTATAAAAGAACATTTTTTTCCATCTAATATTACTTCTTCAAAATATTTTTTATATGCTATACCTATCATAAAATCACCACTATTAGATTTAGCATTCGATGCATATATATGTGCTACTTTAACCATAATAAAAATAAATTACTTATTTTTCAGTTATATCTTTTATATATCTTTTTATACATTATTTTATTATATTATTTTGCTTATTTTGACGTATAACAGTTCCTTTTTCAAAATTATCAGTAAATATATTATTTTTACCAAATCCAAATGATACTAATATTCTCGGTGTTTTTACTTGTTTAACCATTCCTCTATGTGTAATTCTTTGGTCAAAAATAATTACATTTCCAAGTTGTGGTTTTAATTGTATCCACCCTTTTGGATTTATTTTACGATTTAAATGACTACGAGGAACTATCTTTAATCCATCATTATCCTTTGAATGGTCTTCTAAATAGGTTAATACTTTAACTATTTCGTGTTTTTCTCCTTTATGCTCACCCCATATATTAACTGTTTCATATTTAGCATATAGTCCATTTAATTTATCTTTATGCCATCCAACTACACGATTTACTCCAATATCATTATGACCACAAAATCTATAATTATTATCAAATATATCTTTTAATACATTATTTATTTTTTCATTATCTTTTATTGAACTAACTTGTGAAAGTGAGGGATATTTAATAAAATCTGGAATAGTTATACCACTAGCATTTTTTATTGTTTTATTTGTTTTAACATATTTTAATATTTCTGTTTTAAAATTAGTAATTTCTTCTGGAGAAAATACATTCTTTAAAATGAAATATCCCTGTGTTTCTATTAATTGTTTATAATTCATATTATCTGATTATATTATCTGATTATTTATATTATATGATAATTTATATATTATATAATATAAATATACTTAAAATGTATTATATAAACCATATCTAATTAATTAACTTACCAATCTCATCACCAAACTTCTTCTTTTGTTTCCAACCTAATTTTTGTAATTTATTACTATTTATAAAGTAGCGTTGGTCATTAAATGGTCTATCCTCTACATATTCTATAAACTGGTTATAATCAGTTGTATTATGTATTTGTTCAATTAATATTTTTGTTACATCTATTACTGACTTTTCATTCTCCTCTTCACTACCAATATTATACACTTCACCAACAATACCGTGATTTAATATTGTTTCTACAGCAGTAGATACGTCATATACGTGAATAAAAGACCGCAATGATGAGCCATCTCCGTGAATAGTACATTTTTTATTTTCTTTTAGTAGTTTAATGAATTTTGGTATTAACTTCTCTGGATACTGATTTGGTCCATATACATTATTACCACGAGAAATAATTGTTTTAAGTCCATATGAGTGATTATAAGCATTTACATACATTTCTGCTGCCGCTTTACTCGCTGCGTAAGGATTTGTAGGCGATAATAGTGAGGTTTCAGTTTTAGCATCCTCATTTATTTTGGATTCACCATACACTTCATCAGTGCTGAAATGTAAAAATAATATATCTTTATTAACTTGTCGCACTGCTTCTAAAAGTGTATGTGTCCCTTTTACGTTATCAAAAGTGTATTGTAATGAATTTTCAAATGAATTATCTACGTGAGATTGTGCGGCGAAATGAACAATATGTGTTATCTTCTCCGTTTCCAAAATATATTTTATTAAATTAAAATCGTTAATATTACCTTTTATGAATTTGTATTGAGATGATTCTCTAATTTTACTATCTATGTTGTCCAATGATGCACAATAATACATAGCATCAATATTTACTATACTGTAAGTCGGCTCTTTTTTACAAATATAATTAATGAAATTTGAGCCAATAAAGCCACAACCACCAGTAATAAGTAGATTCATATTCATCTAAATTTATAGATTATATATTTTTATATATGATTATAATTATATATTCATAACGAATCCTTATAATTCCATAACTAATTTGTGAGTAGGTCCTCTAAAATTTCTCTGATATTTATATAAATCTAATAAAACAAAATATACTTCATTTATTTTACCATTATTTATTATTTTTTCTTTTATATGATATCTATTATTTGTTATATATTTGATAAATTTATTATTTAATTTTTTAGTACTCGTTTTAGTAGAATTTTTTATATTAATTGGTCCACATCCTAATATTAAATTTTCATTATAGATTAATTTTTTTTTTAATTTTATTAAATTATCCATTTTAACATCATATGTTTTTATTTTACTTAAATAATCTGTTAAGTTTATTATTTGATTTGTATGTAAAATACCCATATCCATAGAAGGGCGAATTCTTGGATTAATAAACCCTAAGCTATAAATAGAATTATTTTTTAATAAATTATTATAATAGTATTCAATTTTTTTAAAAAAATTTACACCAAATTTAATTGTATCAGGTAATAATACCCAATAATTAATATGTTTAAATGATTCTATATTTTCATTAATATATATTGCACTTGTTAAATGTAGCCCAGAGTATACAACTTTTACAATTTTAATTTCATTGTCATATATTATTTCATTTTTTTCTTCTTGTCCTGATATAATTAATATATTTTCATTTGGAAAATTAGAATTTTTCAATTGAACAATTAAATTTTTTATATTTTTATAATAATTTTTACAAGTATTGATAGCTATTATTAAATCCATAATATATAAGTAAAAATATAAATTATAATGTATTAAAATAGAATTGTATAATTATATTATATAATAATAGTATAATTATACAATTATAACTTATATTATAATGAAGGTTGCTTTATTATTTTTTGGATTAACACGTAGTTTAAAATACACAATCTCGTCAATTAACTCTAATATTTTAGATGTATTTAAAAAAAATAATATAGATTATGATATTTATTTATATACATACAAATTAAAAACATATATTAATAGAAGAGCTGGTGAAAAAACAAATAATTATGACAATGACGAATATAAATTACTTTCTCCAAACTATTTACAAAAAAAGAGACAACAAATGCTACAAAAAAGAAGACAATTACAAAAAAGAGATAGGTTTAAAATAAAATAATAATTAAATAAAATTAAAAAAAAAATCCCCATCGTGGGATTTTTTATTTTAATTTTATTTAATTATTGTACCATCCATATTCATTACCTAATTCATTTATATAATATGCTATAAACCATCCTAGTGCGAAAAAGATTGTATCACCAATATTATTTATTAATGTATCTGCTTTATATTTACCACCTGGCCATCTGAATAACCCCTTACTGGTAAAGTATTTATTTATAAATTTTATTCCTAGTTTTGTATTTTCTAAATATTCAAATAATATATGTAATATTATAGCTGGTATAAATGGTATATTCCAGTAAAATAATACACCACCTACACATAAGTGTAAAAAACTATATTGATCAAATACTTTATTACCCATTTAGTTATTTAATATATTGATTAATTATTAGTTATTGAATATTAATAATTATTGGATATATTAATTATTGGATATATTAATAATTATGTTATTATATATTCTTATAATATATTATAATCAAACTAAATATGTCATTGAATTGGTATCATAAACGCCCGCGTGATTATTACAAAAGATGTGTAGAATTATTCGGTAAACCAACTGCTCTCTCCAAAAAACGTGGTGGTATTGCTATATGGAAAACAAGAGGTTTATTTAGTGAACACATTCTACGTGATGAAGATGTTAAACATTGTGTCCCTCGTCCTCATCACGACTATTTTTATAGCAGTGTCAAATTCTTTGTCCCAAAAGATAAATTACTTGATGTATTAAAAATTAGTGGTTCTCTCAATTATGATGGTTTGAAAAAACTATTAACTGCTCGTTGTGGTGGTATTGGAGCAAATTATGCTACTATTTATTTAGGTATGTTAGTGGCAAATGGTAAATTAACCATTAAAGATGTTAAGAAAGATGATTTATATCCTCGTATGATTAGAGGTGAAATTATCCCTCATAATAAATTACATAGTATTATGTATAAACTTAAAAAGGCAAATAACAAAAAATACAAAAAGCTAATTGATGCTGAATATGCTGATTACGCGTATGATGAATGTTATGTTCCTAAGAAAATAATTAATACTAGAAATGAACCTTGTAGTAAAAAAGGTTGGACTTCTTGTTGTCCTCATAATGCTCCAGATGGAAAAGGTCGTTATAGAGCAACTAATGAAAAATCAGTATTAGTGTATAAAGGTAAAAAATACCAATTATATACTTGTTGCACTTTCTGTGCTGATGCTATGATTAAATTAGCAAAGAAAAATCCTACAAAATTTAGAAAAGTCTATATTTCTAAATTTGATAATAATGGTAGTATGGTTGCTAAGAATAAACATACTGGTGTTGTTGTTCAAAAATTAAAACTTATTAAATAATTATAAATTAGAAATATTATTTTTATAAAAAGCCACTAATGGCTTTTTATAAAAATAATATTTCTAATTTATGTGTAAAACATATATTTTAATGTATCATTCTTCTCTTTTCTCTCTTTAACTTCTGGATTCAATAAAAATAATTCTAGTCCTTTAGTAATGTCTTTATTTGTCAATTTTCTACGTTCATTTATTGGACAACAAAATACACGACGAGCATGTGCTATTTTACAAGATTGAAAAAACGACTCAATATCACCACCATTGAATTTAAAATAAGATTTATTTTCTTTAAAAAAACCTTTTGGTAATGCTTTTGGTAATATTTCCCATTCATTCTCTGTTACTATCTTCTTAAATATATCACATAGTTCATCACCATTATAATCATCAATGGCATATCTAAATGGAAATCTTCTCATTAAACCATCATTATAGGCGAAAAATGAGGATTTTAATGAATCTTTGTATCCAGCAATAATCATCACAAAATTATCTTTCATTTCTGATAAATTAATATTTATTGTATCTAAACATTCCTTTGAAAATATATCTTTTTTCTCTGGATTACCTAAACTATATGCCTCATCAATAAATAATACACCACCTTTTGCTTCATCAATGACTTTCTGTGTTTTTGGAGCAGTTTGACCTACATATTCAGCAATTAAATCTGAACGTTTAACTACTTTAAAATAATCTCTAGTAACAACACCCATTTTTAAATATATTTTAGCAAGTATTTTACCAAGAGTTGTTTTACCAACCCCCGGTGACCCTTCTATTACTGTATGCATCATATTTTGATTTTTCTTATCTAATTTTAATAGATAAAATACAATTTGATTAACTATGTTCTGCTTAACCTTTTTCATACCTACTAATTTTTTGAGCTCTGTTAATGGTTCAATTAATGAATGAAGACGCATTACATCAAAATTATATTTCTTTTTACATTTAGGGTCATACATTTTTCCTAACTCAATTAAGTCATCTAATCCATTAATTTCACGATGAATAATAACATCATAATCACCTTCTCTATCAAATGGATTTTCTATTTTTTCACTAGTATCCATTTTGTTTTTATCATCATCACCATCACCTTCACCATCACCTAATCTCTGTATAATAAGTCTACCATTATTTATAATTAATTTATATTTTTTTCTAGGTTTATCACCAGTCCCATCTTGTGGAGGAGGTGGTGGTAATGGTGTTAAATCAGGTATATTATTAAATATATCTTCTTCATCATCATCAAAATAATCTGGATTAAATAAATCATTTAAAAAATCATTATCTTGATCATTATCTTGATCATTATCTTGATCATTATCTTGATCATTATTTTTATCCTTATCTTCATCATCTTTTAGTTTTTGTTTTGATTTTTTAGGTTTCTTTCTAGGACGTTTATTTTTTATAGAACGGCGTTGTATTGGTTTTTTTCTTTTTCTATTTGGAGTTTTCTTTTTTTTACTTGGAGAAGATTTTTTATTTTTATTAGTATTATTTTTATTAGTATTATTTTTATTAGTATTGTTATTTTTATTACTATTTAAATCTAAATCATTATTTGTTTCATCATCAGTTGTTGTAATGTCATCATCACTACTTATATTATTGTCATTATTTTTATTTGACATTATAAAAATGATATTACATATAAGCAAAATATAAATAGTAATATTATAAATATAAATTATATATAATATACTATATTTATATCTTAATCATTTTATTATAGTTATATAAATAATATTATATAGTAAATTAAATAAAATGAGTGATTCTAAGAATAATAAAATTAATGGTGATAATGTTAATTTTAGTAGTGCTAATGGTAGTAGTGCTAATGGTAGTAGTGCTAGTAGCTCTGAAATATCTAATGAAGAAAAATTATTCTCAGAAGTTTCTTGGAAATTAGTAGAAACATATTTTAAAGATAAAAGAAGATTAGTTCAACATCAAATTAACTCATTTGAAAATTTTATTGAAAAAAGTATCCCTAAAATAATAGAAAATATTGGTAATATAAATATTAAATTAAACTATGATAAAAAATATAATAAGTTTTCGACTGTTTACAATATGAAAATTGAAAATATTTATATTAGTAAACCTGTAATTGTTGGTAGTGACCATTTAAGAAAACCTTTATATCCAAAAGATGCTCGTCTTAGAAATTTAACATATTCTTCTCCATTATTCTGTGATATTTCGCACGAAATTATAAATTATGATTTTGCTGGTGGTAAAGAATATGTTCAAAAGATAAATGGCATTAAAAAAGTTAATTTGGGTAAAATACCAATTATGTTACAATCAAAATATTGTATTCTCTCTGATAAAACTCCTACTACTCTTCGTGAAATGGGTGAATCTAATAATGATTATGGTGGTTATTTTATTGTATCTGGTAGTGAAAAAGTATTATTATATCAGGAGCGTATTTGTGAAAATAGAGTATTCATATTTCCAATTAAGAAAACTGCTAATATTTCATATTCTCAGATTGCTTATATTAATTCTGTATCTCAAAAAGATTCATTTATTAGAAGAAAATGTCAAGTTAAATTGATTTCTAATACTAAAACTGGTGAAAGTGGACCTATTTATGTTAGTATTCCTAAATGTTTTAACATTGATATTCCATTATTCATTTTATTTAGAGCATTAGGTATTAATTCTGACAAAGATATTCTTAAACATATTATTTATGATTTAGATGATTTAGATGTTTTTAGAGAAATTGAATCCGAAGATTTTAAAACGAATTTAAATGATTATAAAAATATTGATATAAATAAAAATATGAATACTGAAAAGGTAATTAAAATGTTAAATTTCTTACGACCATCAATTGAAGAAGGTTCTTCTGTTCAATCTCAATTAGTAGCACTTCAATATTTATCTAATCACGTATCATTTAAAATTAGAGGTGCTGATTTTATGTCTGAAGAAAAGAAAATTGTTTATGTTCTAAATATCCTCAAAGAAAATCTATTACCACATTTAGGCGACAGTATCAAAAAAAAAATGTATTTTATTGGTTATATGATTGAGAGAATTAGTAAAGTTCATTTTACACCAGAAGAAAATAGAAGGGATGTGTATGATGATAGAGATAGTTTTATTAATAAACGTGTTACTAATTGTGATGATTTATTATCTACTCTCTTTAGACCTAATTTAAAACGTATGATTTATGAATTAAAAAAGACAATTGAGAAGAAATTAGAGCAAATACAAAAAATTCAACAAAAAAATTATGATGAAATATCTCACGAAATTATTAAAAGATTTAATTCTAGTGATATTGAAAGAGCACTTAGATATGCTTTAGCAACTGGTAATTGGGGTTCTAAAAGTGACCCTAGTGTTGTTGGTAAAAAAGGTATTGCTCAAGTATTAAGAAGTATTTCTCCAATGGATACACTTTCTCATCTTAGAAGATTAAATGCTCCAATTAGTCGTGATGGTGGTTCAGTTGAGCCTCATAAACTTCATAATACTCAATGGGGTGTTATTGATCCAATGGAGAGCCCAGAAGGTGGTTCTATTGGTATTGTCAAGAATTTTGCTTTATTAGCATATTGTACTGAAAGCACTGATCCGAATGTGATTTATTCTACATTAGAAGAAATGGGTGTTAAACTTTTAGAAAATATTGAAAGTTATCAATTAACAGGTGCTACTAAAGTATTTGTCAATGGTGATTTTGTAGGTATTCATCAAAAACCAGTTAATTATGTTTCTAAAATGCGTAATTTAAGAAGAAATGCTATTCTCAATATTTACACATCAGTTGTATTTAATATTGACAAAAATGAAGTTCATATCAATACTGAAGGTGGGCGTTTAGCAAGACCATATTATATTGTTAATAATGCTAATACTGAAAATAACGCTAAAACTACTAATACTGATAATGTGAATTCTAAAGTTTCTATTATGGACTCAAATATTCGTGATGTTATTGAAACTTATGTTTTTGAGAGAGATAATGGTAAATTACCAGATGATATTACTAAACGACTTAATTGGGATAATTTAATTATTAGTGCTGTTGATTCAAAAACATCTACTAAATCAGCACAAAAAGAAAATGATATTGACACTGTTTCAGTTATTAATGTAAATAAACCAATAATTGAATACATTGATGTTGAAGAATTAGATATGTGTATGGTTGCTATGACATATGCTGATATATTAAATAATAAACGTTCTAATAAGACATTTTATAATTATACTCATTGTGAAATTGAAGTTAGTACTATTATGGGTGTTATTACTGCTACTATTCCATTTCCAGAAAGAAATCAAGGAACAAGAGTTATTTTTTATGATTCACAAGGTAAACAAGGTGTTGGATTATATAGAAGTAATTACAAGGATAGAATGGATACAATGGGACACGTTTTAAATTATCCACAAAGACCATTAACTAATACGCGATATTCCAAGATTTTGGGTTATAATGATATTCCAGCTGGACAAAATCCAATTGTGGCAATTGCTTGTCATTCTGGTTATAATCAAGAGGATTCATTAATTTTTAATCAAAGTGCCATTGATAGAGCATTATTTAATTCTAATTATTATAAAACCTTTGTAGATAGTGAAAAGAAGAATCAATCATCATTAGATGAAGAGAATTTTTGTAGACCAGAGAAGTTTAATCCAGATGGTTCATTAAAAACTGCGAGTATGAGAGGTTCATATGAGCATTTGGATGAAAATGGTTTTGCAAAAGTTGGTTCTGTTGTTAAAAAGGATGATGTTATTATTGGTAAAGTTATTCCTCAAAAGATTACATCTAATAATTCTATTCGTTTTAAAGATAGTAGTACAAGAGTAAAGAAAGGTAATGATGGTGTAATTGATAGAGTATATTCTGATTTAAATGGTGATGGTTATAGATTCTGTAAAGTTAAAATCAGAATTGAAAGGTCGTTGACTATTGGTGATAAATTTACTAGTCGTGCTGGTCAAAAAGGTACTATTGGTATGACATTCCCACAAGAAGATATGCCTTTTACTGCTAGTGGTATTGTTCCAGATATGATTGCTAGTCCTTTCGCTTTTCCTAAAAGAATGACTATCGGTCAATTGGCGGAATCTGTTTTATCTAAGATATCTGCTGTAAATGGTCATGAAAGTGATGCTACTGCGTTTAATGGTAATGACTTAAATGAGTTAACTGAGGCATTGGGTAAATTAGATTTTCATTCACAGGGCGTTGAGACATTCTATGATGGTAAGACTGGTCAACAAATTAGAGCAAGAATATTTGTTGGCCCTACATTCTATCACAGATTAAAACATATGGTAAAAGACAAAATACATTCAAGGACCACTGGTCCATATCAACTATTAACTAGACAACCTACAGAAGGTAGAAATGCTCTTGGTGGTTTAAGATTGGGTGAAATGGAAAGAGATGTTTTATTAGCACATGGTGCTACACAATTCTTAAAAGAGAGAACATTTGATAATTCTGATAAGTTTATGGTGTATGTATGTAAACGTTGTGGTATGATAGCAGTAGCAAATCCATCTAAAGATATATATAAATGTACTTACTGCAAACATAAAAGTACTGGTTTTGCTCAAGTTCAGATTCCATATGCGTCAAAACTATTTATGCACGAATTAATGGCATTAGGTGTTTCTCCAAGATTTGATGTTCAATAACTTAATAATTAAATAAAATAAAAATAAAAAATCCCCATAGTGGGGATTTTTTATTTTTATTTTATTTAATTATTGCTAAGATATTAGTTTAATAAAATATTTTTTATTACTGATTAATTGTATATTATATTTTTTATTTTGTATTTTTATTTTGTATTTTAGTTTTAACTATGATAAAAAATATAAAAATATACGGAGAGAGAAACTCAGGTACAAGATATTTAAGAAGTTTATTAAAAAAAAATTTAAAAAATATAAATTTTTTTCAACCATTTTATAAACATAAAACGGGATGGAAACATGGTTTTCCTGTAATAAAAAATTTTAATAATTTAAATAATACATTATTTATATTTATAATACGTGATTTAGATTCATGGTTAAAGTCAATGTTTAATAATCCATATCATTATAAAAAATCGAATGATATAAAAAATTTTTTAACAAAACCATTACAAATTAACGAAAAAAGATTTGATCATAATGTTAATATTGATCCACGTGAAAGAAATACAATTATAGAATTAAGATATCATAAAATAAAATCATATATTTTGGCATTTAAAGATGTAAAAAATGCTATATTTATAAATTTAAGTCATTTACAAGAGAAATATACTGAATTCATTCTATTTTTAAATAAAAATTATAAAATCAATATAGTCGATTCAATATCAAATATAGATAGACATACAAAATCAAACGAGTTAAATTTATCAAAAAATAATATTAAGAAAAAAAACAGAAATTATGATACAAAATTACCTAATGATATAATAGAGAAAAGACGAAATGATAAAATAGAAGAATTTATTAATAATTTAAAAGAAAAATATTATTATAAATGTAATATTAAATAATTAAATAAAAAATAATTAAAAAATCCCCATCGTGGGATTTTTTAATTATTTTTTATTTAATTATTATATAACACAAACAGATTAATAATGTTAGATTTACTAAAAGAAGCAGTTGTAGTTGGTATTTCCGTAATACTATTTGGATATATTGGTTCATATATTGCTGATGCAGTATTACCACAACCAAAACGTGGTGAATATTTCAATAAATATTATGTTATGGAATTAAGTTTATTCTTAACTGGTGTAATTGCACATCTTGTTTTTGAATATACTGGTATTAATAAATGGTATTGTAAAAATGGTGTTGCTTGTAAATAATTAATAATTAAATAAAATTAAAATTAAAAATCCCACGATGGGGATTTTTAATTTTAATTTTATTTAATTATTGTATAGTGAATAAAAAATGCCTATTTGTAAAAATAATCCAAAACGTAATTATAAAGGGACTGAACCGAGTCCTAAGGGTCTTGGTTGGTGTGCTAGTGGTGAGAAGATTGGTAAAAAAAGAAAAGGTAAAGATGGTAATATGTGGATTATTAAAAAAGTGAGTAATGGTAGTAAACGATGGATGAAAGATAGTAAAACTGAAACTAAAACTAAAAATAAAAATAATAGTTCGGATAATAAAATAGATTGTTCTAAATTTGTTATTTATGAAAAAAAAACAACATCATCTGATATATCTAAGATTGGTACATTATCATTTAGTGGTAAATCATATATAAGAACTATATATGGATTAAGCTCCGATAAAAAGGGATATATTCATTTATTCGAGGATTATAATACTTTTGGAAAGATTGCTATAAAAATACCAAATGGATATAAAAAGAAAAAAATCCCCAAACATATTAAAAATATTATGAATAAATATTACTGTGGATCTAAAATAAAATTAACGAAAAATAACATACAATATAAAAAAATAAAAAAAGAAATGGTTGGATATAAAAAATATTTTACACATGATAATCGTGGGCGACCATATCTTGTATATGTTGGTAAGAATGATGTTCATATTTATATGCATGATGAGAAAAAATATTATATCACATCAAATGATTATTCAAATGATGATAAAAAAAATACATGGATGTATATTAAATTAGTGGGGAAATATAAACCAACACGTATTTTTATTGGTAAAGATGATGGCACACCTGAAATGTCTGATTTAAAAGGAATGTCTAAAAAAGAATCAATCAATTTTTCATTAGGTAATTCTATCTTATTAGAGTTAAAAGATAGATATATTTTTATAGGACATACTATTTATTCATTTAAAACTGAAAATAAAGATAAGATTGAAAAATATTATTCAGTTATAGGTAGAAATGATGTCCCTTATCCAATTGCATATGGTAATAAAAACGTGTATTTTATGTTAGATGAAACATATATACCATATACAAAAATACCGTTTTTAGAAGATAAAAAAGACCCAGATGCATATTATTACTATTATGGTTTTGCTAATGATAAAATAAAATATAATAAATTTGCTAAAAAAATGAAATCAGTTAAAATAATCCAAAAAAGAATGTGGTAAAAAATGAAAATAGAGATAGATAATAATTAATAATTAAATAAAATTAAAATTAAAAATCCCCATCGTGGGATTTTTAATTTTAATTTTATTTAATTATTGTATAGTGAATAAAAAATGCCTATTTGTAAAAATAATCCAAAACGTAATTATAAAGGGACTGAACCGAGTCCGAAGGGTCTTGGTTGGTGTGCTAGTGGTGAGAAGATAGGTAAAAAAAGAAAAGGTAAAGATGGTAATATGTGGATTATTAAAAAAGTGAGTAATGGTAGTAAACGATGGATGAAAGATAGTAAAACTAAAACTGAAACTAAAACTAAAACAAATAAATCGGATAATAAAAAAATTGATTGTTCTAAATTTGTTCGATATGAAAAAAAAACAAAAGGATTTTTTTCAAATAGTGTAAAAATTCTAGAAGGATTGAAAGGTAGAAAAGGATATATATACAAATTTATAGATTTTAATAATTTTGAAAATAAAGAAATAGAAATCCCAGAAGGATATAAATATGTTAAACATAGTAAAAACTGGGTTAAAGAATATAGATGTGATAGTTCCAAACAAGTATTAAAGAAAAATAATAGTGAGTATAAAAAAATAAAAAAAGAAATGGTTGGATATAAAAAATATTTTACACATAATAATGGTGGAAGACCATATCTTGTATATGTTGGTAAGAATGATGTTCATATTTATATTCGTGATGATAAAAAATATTATATAGATTGGGATAATTATTCAGACGATGATAAAAAAAATGCATGGATGTATGTTAAATTAGTGGGGAAATATAAACCAATGAGGGTTTTTATTGGTAAAAGTCCATTAAATGAAATGACAGAGTATAGTGGAGGTTATGGTAAAAAATTTGACGGAAATTCTATTTTATTAAAAATAGCCAATAATCGTTATGTTTTTATTGGAGCATATGTTTATGAATTTTCAACAAATAATGATAATATCATTGCATATTGGTCACCTGTTGGAAATAATGATGTGCCTTATCCTTTTGCATATGGTGAAAAAAATATATATTTTATGTTAGATAATACATATGTTCCTATTGATAAATTTCCAGAATTAAATAAATTATCAAAATTAGAAAAAACAGATTTATATAAATATTATTATGGTCATACTAATGACAAAATAAAATATGAGAAATTTGCTAAAAAGATGAAATCATATAAAATAATTCACATGTTAAAAATATAAATAAAGATCAATAATAATTAATAATTAAATAAAATTAAAATTAAAAATCCCCATCGTGGGATTTTTAATTTTAATTTTATTTAATTATTGTAAAAGTGAAAAAAATAGATTACGTAAATATATTATTTTATATATTATATAGAATGGACGGATTGATAAGATTAAAAAAGATATTTGTGTAGTATAGTGTAATATAGTATAAATAATGCCAACTAATAAGTCGTCTACGAGTAAACATAAACATAAACATAAACCTTTTTACAATAAAATTAATAAATCCGCATTTTTTCCAGAACAAAAAGGTGTTAACAGAAATAAATTAAAAATTGCCAATGATTCTAGATTTAGTGTTACATTACCAGCGGATGCTGATAAAATCGCTAAAATTGCTATTGAATTATGGCAAGAAAAGCATGGAAAACGTAAAAAACCAATATTAACAGACGCGACTGCGAATGTTGGTGGTAATTCTATTGGATTTGGTCTGAGTGGTGATTTTAAATCAGTTAATTCTATAGAATTAAATCCAGAAACTTGTAAAATGCTGTCTCATAACGTGAAACAATATGGATTAGATAAAAAAAATAAAGTCAATGTTACGTGCGGTGATTCTATTGAGTTATTGACAGACGGTGGAGTAAAACAAGATATTATCTTTTTTGACCCACCTTGGGGTGGTGTAGGATATAAAAAACATAAAACTATGCCATTGTATTTATCTGATAAAAATATGGTAGATATTATCAACTCTATGAAAGGTAAAGCGAGTATGATTGTATATAAAATACCTCGTAATTACGATTTTGGGTATTTTTATAGAAAATTGACATTTTCGTATGAAATTCGTCTATTTAAGGACTTTCGTGGTTTCTATGTAATATTCTTAATTTAATTTAAAATAAAAAATAATAAAACCAGTTAACTGGTTTTATTATTTTTATTTTAAATTAGGTCTTTAGGTGTATCAATATCACATATGTCTTTTTGTGTAATATCTCTAATATATGGATATATTAAGTCACCTGTGACACTTCTTTTATTATAAATAGTAAGTGTTTTAACAATATCAACATATCCATCGTGGATATAGCATTTAGGTAATACTTGACGTGGAGCATTATATGGTTCGTGAATTGTTCTTTTCTGAGACCAATTATAAACTTTTTCTGGAAATAATGGCACTAATAAGTCTTTTTTAGTATTTTTTACATTCCAATCTTGTAATTCATACATTTTAAATGGTGATTTATTTACTGGGACAACAGTTCTAAGTGAATCATATAAATGATATACATCTGGATTAATAAATGTATTGATAATATTAGTTAAATCTTCTAGTGTTCTATTTGGTGAGGTTGGTCTTAAATGTATCATTACATCTGGAAAGATATTATTTATTTTATTTTTTATTTTAGCATCTAATTTTAAATTAGAATATATTTTATTTGTGTTTTTGTCTATGTTAGCATTTGTGTTAGCATTTGTTTCACCATTTGTACTAATATTATTTTTATGATCAGCAATAATAGATTGTAAATATTCTAAATAGTGTTGAAAAAATTCTATATCTCGTGATTCATCTTCAGCATATTCTTGTGGTCGTATAAATGGGACATCAGCACCATATTCTCTTGCTATTTTAGCAATTTCTTCGTCATCAGTTGATACAATAACTTTATCAATTAAAGGGCACTTATATGCTAATTCTATACTATGAGCAATTAATGGTTTCCCCTTATAATCAATTATATTTTTACGCGGTATACCTTTAGATCCACCACGAGCTGGTATAATAGCATGAATATTCATATTTAAAATATTTTATTTTTAAATATTTTATTAAATATTTTATTTTAAATATTTATTTATAATTATAACATTATATAAATATATTTTCTTATATTCTGTCTTATTAAATAATAAGATGAAATATAAGAAAATATATTTAATTATTTTGGTAAATCTGGTAAATCATCCGATGATGGAATATCAGTCATATCTGGTAATTGACTACTTGTATCGTCTAATTGTTTTTGAGCATCATTTAATTTAGTTGTATTTGTAGATACAGCTGTTTTTAATTCATCATATTCAGTATCTAATGTATCAACTTTTTGAGTTAAAGATGTTAATTGATTTGACATATCTTGTAGCATTTTATCATTTAATGATTGTAATTTATCAGAAACTAATTTATCACATTGTGATGAGTCACATTGTGTTTGTTGTTGTTCTTCAGTTTTTGTTTTTTCTGAATCAGTAAATCTTTCTATATCAATATATAAATATCTAATTGATAAATAAATAATTAATAATATTATAAATGTTCTAATAATAGTATTTGTATTCATTTTATTCATTTTATTGATTATGTGATAATATATTTATAGTAATTAAAATAATTATGAATTAAAATAATTATATTGTAGTTAGTTGTAATTTTTTAATAACACTAGATGTATGTACATAAAGATTTTCATCATCTTTTTCAATTTTTCCAACTATATCAGAATTTTGTGATCCTGATGCTGTTGTTAATTTTGTTTCGCTATCTACTACAAACTTACTTGGTGTAGGATTATTATCCCAAACAAAAGCACACCAATCCCTAGTTTTAACACTACTATCGTATGAAGTTAGTTGAACTGTTGAACCCTTTTGAATCCAACTCCCACTTGGTGATGACCTAAAATATATCTTACAAGTAGCATTTGTATCATTTGTTATTTCAATCTTATATTGAGGGTCAGTTGTAGGATTATGTTGGATATTATCTCCTAAAACATTATTGAGACCTGTGTCTGGGTCTCTTGATAGAAATATATCTCCTAGTGCCTGTGCTTGACCTAATGATATACCAAACCATCTTCTACTGTTTCCAGATGTGTTATCATTTAAATTAATAGAAGAAGAACTTATATTAGCGGTATTAACTATAAACCCTATATAAATATTATCTGCTGTGAAGGTTTTCACCGTGTATATTAATTCTATTGTATCATAATTTTGTATTTGAAAAGATGTATTAGACCTCATACCATATCTATTTGTTGTCGATGATAAACTGCTTTGTAATCCAATAGTATAAGTATTTCCACTTACACTTACATCGCATAAATGACCTTCTGCTGATGATGACACAGGTGTTCCTGTTGTGAATGCTACATATGTAGTATTTGTTATTTTTTCTACAAATACATCTATATCTGCTCTTGATGATGTAGGATTATTATCCCATACTAAAATATCAAAATCAGTTGTAGTTGGTAAATTAGGGATTGTTGATGTTTGGACGCTGTAAGACCAAGTAGCACTTGTAGCATTATAATAATCAATATCAACACTTCCGTTAGTTGCTACTTTAATGACATATTTATCTCCTGCTGTTGTTGGAAATTGTATATTCGTAGATAATTGTATATTATAATTAGAAGTGGTATTTTTAGAATTAAAATAATCTGGATCAGTGTTAATAGTGTTTAAATCAATAAAATAACAATTATAACCCGCCGTTCCATTCATATTAATATTACTATAAATATCTTTACCACTAATAAGAAAACCAATATACATATTTCTCTCACTCCATTCATTAATAGTAAAAGTTGCTATTACTTCTGCGAAATCACCAAATCTAAAACTATCTGCTGTTCTTGTTCTTGCTCCAAACCTTGCAGTTGTATCAGTATACCCAATACCATTATAAGTTTTAACATTCCATAAATTAGTTGATGGATTACTAATTGTAACATATCTCGCATATGGAGCTAAAGAACTTGTTATAAAATTACCTGTGCTATCAAATGCTACATATGTAGTTTGTGATCCTGATGATGTTGTTATAGAGCATTTAACATCAATTATTGCTTTTGATGATGCTGTTGGATTATTATCCCAGACTGCCACTTGATAACTTAAATCTGTTCTAATATCAATAGGACTAACACTACCTATATTAGTATACCAGGTAGATGTCCTCGCATCAAAAAAATCTATTTCTATATTACCACTACTATCAATTCTTATTTTATGTTTAGATCCTATATATGAACTATTAGTGGTGCTATCAACTGGATAAGGCACATAAGCACCGGATACTGGTATATTGAGTGGTGTAGATACGACATTAGTTATAACATTATCTCTACGCCATACATTATAAGAATTATTTCCAGCATAATAATCAACAAAAGCACTATTTATATTTAAATCATCAATATTAACTGATGATGATGCTTGTGATAAATCACTATTTGCCTCAACAAAACCTAAATATAATATTTTACCATCACCGCTTCCAGAACCAGTATTTTCTACTAATGTAAATGTTGCTTCTATACTTTCGACATCTTCTAATTTAAATGATGTATCACTTCTCCAACCCCATCTACTATTTAAATTATTATACCCACTATTATAATATGTTTGTATTCTGTATTCATTATTACCCAAAGAAGAACAAGTCGCATATCTACCTCTTCCACCAGACCCAGATGTAGTATAATTACCTGTTGTGAATGCTACATATGTAGTTTGTGTACCACCATATAATATTGATGATGATACTGGAAAATTTAAAGAATTAATTTGTAATTTATTAAAAACAACTTCACTATCTGTTTTAATATCTTGAATAGTATTTGCTTCATATTTATTTTCTGGGAATGAATTCCAAGATATAGTTGAAGAAGGTAGATAATAATTTTTAGTTTGACAATTTATTTTATTGTCTGAATCAATAGTTAAATTATAATTAGGATAACATAATGGTAGATATAAATTATTATAAAATTTACAATCACCACTAACACCAAAAAATGTATAATTAGGAATAGATGTTACTGAATAATTTCTAACATTCATATATAATGGTGTATCAACATTATTTAAAAGAACATTTGATGTTGTTTTAATATCTTGATTTGAATTTCCTAAATATTGAAATTGTGATGTAGTAATTGTATTAGAATCTATATTTTTCATTTGATCTATTTCTAATTGTGTTAAACCAGTTAAACCATTACTACTAAGATTATTAATTGTTGTATTAACATCATTAATTAAACCAGATACATTTGTTAAACCATTTATAGAATTAAAATTTACATCTGATGTTGTTGATAAGGCTTGATTAAGAGTTGTAATATGCCCCCATTGATTACTTGATACTTTTATATCATCAATTGTATATGAATTTGATGATGTATTAATTGTTTTGAAATCTACATCACTTGTTGTTCCCAAGTCTTGATCAATATTATAAACGGTTGGT